GTTTTCCACGGCAGCGGGCCCTTTGATTGTTATGCCGTCGAACAGTTGTTCGGCGGGGAGCTTATTTGAGTCTAGAGTGATCAGTGGTAACAGCCAGTGACATTAGATGCCACTTTAGTATCCTTGGTTTCGGTCGCGTAAATTGCGGCCTGTAGAGGCGATGTTGTCATAACCTTGGCATTACCCCCGAAAAGAGCCTCTGCCTTGCTGCCCGCCCCGGTGTCAGCCGATGGCATCCAGCGACCATAAATCCTTGCGATCATGGTCCAATCTTTGTGCCCCATCTGGCTCGCCACCCACATCGGATGCTCTCCGGCAGAAAGCATCATTGACGCGTAGGTATGGCGAGTTTGGTACGGCCTACGGTAGCGGACGCCTGACTTCTTCATAGCGGGAAGCCAAAGCAGCTTTCTAATGCGCCCAGACTCTTCCCATGGCTCGCCACTATGCGGGTTCAAAAATATCCTTCCCCCCGCCAAAAATGTCAGAGCCTTCTGCTGCGTCAGAGCATCCAGGGCAGGCTTCAACAATTTCACCGTCCGACGGCCGCTTGCGGTTTTCGGTGTCTCCGGCGAATTCGCCGCTCGCGTTTTGGCGCGAACAATGCGAACAGCTCCGCCAATCCAATCGACATCCCCCCACTCCAAAGCAATAAGCTCGCTCGGGCGAAGGCCTGTCCAGAACGAGAAGATCATCTGCGCGCGCTGATCACGTGGTGTCGCAGCCAGAAGAGCTTCCTGTTCTTCGACGGTGAACGGATCGACATCATCGTCCTCCTTGAGCTCTTCCCGGTTTTTGTAGTTCCACCCGACCATCGGGTTGATCTCCAAGATCTCGTCTTCTACCGCATCATCAAGAGATGACCTCAAGCAGCTCTGCAGGTTGGTCATCGTCTTGTTGCCAACCTTGTACTGCGAGAGCCTGTCCCTGACGTGCTTCCGGGAAAGCTCTCCCAATGAAAGGTGGCCAAACATCGGTATCAGCCGCCCGGCGATCATCTCCCGGTAGTGCTCGGCCGTGCTGGATTTGAGCTGAGCCTTTTTCTTATCAAGCCACTCAAGCAGATACACGCCCAGATTCTGCCGATCCTCCGGCGTTTTGAAAGCCAGGGCCTTCTTTGAATTTGGGAATGTCTTGGCGTAATCAAATGTGCCGCCGAGGATGGCGTGTTCAATTGCGGCCTTATGCAGCTCGGCCTTTTTCAGGTTAGCGGTGGTGGGCTTGAGTTGGACCCTCTCGCGGCACCGGACGCCCTGGTATTGGAATGTGATCTCGATACTACTTGCAGACGCGGCGCGGACGCCTCCCCCATCTCTACCCATGAGTAATACCCCTCAACATCTATAAGTACCCGACCGTCCGGCGCTTTCTTCCAGACGGCGTGCTTCGGCCAAATGCCGTCACGGATTTTGGTTCGGATGGCATCCGGTGTATAGCCAGACTCTCGCGAGAATTGTTCGACGGTCTTGTATCTGACTGGTCCGCTCATGGCTCGCTCCCGCAGCCCACTCCGGGCCGTGCTGAATTGATGGTCATTTAGTGTCCTTGCCGCGCTGGGCGGCAGAAGGTGGTTAGGATTTACTTTCAACCCACTTAATCAATTCGACCTCGTCATCCGGCCGAACTACAAGCTGACTCCACCCAATCCCACGAACCATGCCTAGGATCTCGGTTGAATCCATGCCGCCGCGCTCGGCGAGACGCTGCAAGGATTGGCTGTGATTGCGCTGGGCCTGCTCTTTGTATGGCGCAAGTAAATGCATCGGGATCGACTTGATTTTCTTCCCGCGCATGACTGGCATATTTTCTATGGACATAGGAATACCTCGCCCGCCGCTCACCGGCAGGCATGTAGGGGGATTGGGGTTAGGGAAGCGTGCTGCCGATTTGCGCTGCTACGACTGTGATTGCCTGGCGGAGCGCGCCACCTCGATCCGCGTCGTCGGTCCAGCCGATGTTCTCCCCGAAGCCGCGACGCTCGACCATCACGTACTGCAGGTTGGTGAGCCAGAGGATGCTGAGCTGAAGGTCTACCGCCAGGCGCATGGCCTGGGCATCATCACTGAGTGGCTGCCATTGCTCACGGCCGGATTCTGGATCGTCGTAGTAGAAGGCATCGCTTCCGTGCCTGTATTCCAGCTCGAAGCCCATGGCCTTGGCAGATATCCGCAACAATTCATGGTCTGTCATGGCCTGGCCTCTTTGTAGATGAAGACGTAGGCGAACCAGAGGGTGGCGATCATGGCGTCACCCGCTTGAACTCAACCACCCAGACCCACGGGTTGGCGTCCCAGTTGCCGCCGACGGATTGCCACAAGTCGCGGAATGCTGGAACCGGGTATTTGTGGCAGTTACCACCTTCGTCGCTCGCGCACCACTCACGTAGCGGGCCTCGGTGAATCCCTTCGGCTGCGGCCTGCTCGTAGGTGATGTCCTGCAACCGCTCGACGCGCACGTCGGTGATCTCCAGCAGGATGCGGCTGTCGCGGCGGAACATGTGGATGCTTGGCTTCCAGCGGATCTGGCTGGCAGGCGGAATGTTTTCCAGTCCTGGCGGAAGACAGGAAGGGTAGGTGGCGCCGAAGGTCAGATAGCCCGGATCGTCATTGCCGACACGGGCCCAGGTCTCGCGCACCCACAGCCGGTCGCCGGGCCGACCATAGGGGCACTCCGGGTTAGGCTTCGCCACATCAGGGTTTCGAATGAAGGGCTGGCCCAGGCCATAGCTGCCGATATCGGCTTTCGAGCGTGGCTGAATCTTCACCGCCCGCCGCGTGACCGTCCTCCGGCCTTCCAGGATGGCGCGCACCATCGGCGCCGAGAACAGGATGGGGCGTTCTTTGATTACCGTCATGAACGTCTCCCGATTTCAGCTGCGGCTTCGACGATCGCGCGGCGAGTCGCCCCGAACGGATCGGCGTGGTGGTACATGGTGTGCTCACCGAAACGCTCAGCGTCCACGTAGGTGTAAGGTCCGGTGTCGCCGTCGAACGGCTCAACGATGTGGATGGCCACGCCCAGGCGCTCCATGCGGCCCATGACTACCGCCAAGCGCAGCGCATCCCCGTCGTTGATGAGCGGGTTCCAGTGTCCACGGACACCGGACTTGCGAGCCAGCCGGAAAGGCCACTTAGGATCGCTGCAGGTGCACGGTTCGATATCGATGCGGGCGGAGTGCGCGGCCTGAATGAGTAGCTTGCGATCAGCTGCAGCCAGGTCGTGTTTGTTTTCTTCAGGCATGACTTCGTCCTTGCCGCTATAGCGGCTGACTCTATGGTTAAATGTGAAAAATTCTTAATGGAGGGTGTGAGTTATGGAAAACACAATCAAACGACCAATGTTCATTGTGGGCGCGTCATTTCTAGCCGTGGGCCTGGCCACCTCGATCCCTGGTATCTGGATCCCCGGTATCGTCTTTATGGTCATTGGGATCTCTCAGAAGCCGAAGAACTGACATTCCATATGTAGCTAGCCGCTATAGCGGCTGACTTTGAAGGGGGAAGGGGTTACAGGTTTTGCGGGTGGAGTACGGATGTACTCCTATCGGGATTTGGCTGGCTCGGCCTTCACGGCCAGGCCCTCTACTGCCTTGCTGTAGATGAACTTGATCTGATCCCACGGGATGGTGTGTTTCTGCCCGTACTCGCCTTCACCGTCGCACATTGAGCAACCTTCGGTTGGCTCTTCAAGCTCGCAGCATTCAGGGCATTCTTTGGTGGCCAGCAGCTTGAACTCGCCGAGCAGCAAGGCTTTGGCGCCATTCTCAGCGGTAAGTTGGCGGGGCATGATGCAGTAGCCATCGGGCACCACCTCTACCGGTGCGGACTGCTCTGCGTTCATTGGGTTTGGCGAATAGCGCAAGGCAGATTTGTATGCAGCATCAAGCGCATCATCCAAATCGCCGCCAGCCTTCTTGGCCTCGTTGAAGGCAATGATCATCTTTGCCCGAACGTCGTAGCAGCGTTCAACCGGCATATGTGCCACCGGCTCGCCCTCGGGCTGGGCGGCTGGCACGAGGAACGGCACCCACACATAGCCGTCACGTTCGGCACGCTCAATCGCCTTTTCTTCAGGCGGATATGCCACAGACTGGTGGCCCACGACAAAGCCGTCATGCTTGCGTGTCAGATTCCAGCCTTGTGACAGGCCGGTTCGCTTTGGATCAGCCGGTTTGTTTTCTGTAGGCATGGGGAGTCCTTGCCGGGCCATGCCCGGGCGGTGGAGTGGGGAGTTATGCGGCGCGGGCTTGGCGTTGTTCGGCTCGCCAAGGGTCGTTGGCCCTGGCCAGCGCGGCCATCGGCGGCGGGCTGACGCTGTTGCCGCACATATGCACCTGCTGGGTCTTGGTGAACGGCTTGCCGTCGGCGCCGTGGCTGATGATGTAGTCGGCCGGGAAGCCCTGGGCCTTGTACAGCTCCGTGGGTTTCAGCATCCGCAGGCAGATGTCGACGATCACGTATGGCGTGCCTTTCACCATTACGGTGACCATTGCGAGGCGGTCCTTGGTGGTGATGGTCGGTGCTGGCGCGTCACAGGCGCTTGTGTTCTCGGTGCCGTAGTAGCTGATCAGGAACGCAGCGACCCGCAGGGCACCGGCTTCGTGTTCAGGCGACAAGGTGAGCGACACCAGCGAGCTCTTGCCGCCGCCACCGGCGGTGATGGTCGGTGCCGGATCTTCCAGGCCCTGGCCAACACTGCCGCCGAATGCCCGCTCCATGAATGCGCTGACCAACCCGTGGTGTTGGCCGCCGGCGCTGACGGTGTGCAGCGGGTCATTCAAGTCGCGTGCATCACAGTTGCCGCGCAAGTGGATCAGGTTCGCCACCGCCAACTGCTGCTGGCTGCCGGTGTTGGTCACCGTGGTCATCGGCTCGCGGATGTCCTTGGCATGGGTGGTGTTGAATCCGCCGTTGGCCTGAATCATCACCGCCGTGCTGATGGACTGGCCGCCGCCGCTGGCTGTAACGGTGCCGATCGGCCCGCATATATCGTTCACCCCGTGGGAGCGCCGTTTGTTTGCGCCGGAACCTTCGCCGTGCCCGGCCTGGACGATGCAGGCCGAAGCCAGTGCGTGCTTCACACCGCCGGCGACAACTGTGCCGAGTGGCTGATCCAAGCCCGGAACCCGTGGCTCTTGCCCTGCGCGCTCGCCATAGCCTGACTGAATCAAAGTGGGGCTTATCAGCGTCAGCTCGCCGCGGTTAGCGCAAGTCACCGTCGGCAGCGGGTCGAGTGGGTCATTGATACGGTCGCTGCCCTGGTGTGTTGCCGGTGCAATTATCGGGCTGACCACCGAGAAGGCGCCGCCCTTTGGGTAGGAGGTGATCGTGCGCAGGGGCTCTTCGGCTGACTGCACTGCCTCGCCGGACCAGTTGGCAATTGGGACAATGAATGGCGCCGCGCTGTCGATAACGAACTTCTTCATGCCCTTGGCAACGCGGCGCAGGGTGGCCGGGGCCAGGTCCTTCTTGCGGCCGAAGATGCTTTTGCCCAGGTCGCTGAAATCGATGCAGTCAGCGGCTGTTTTCCACTTCTGCTGACCCTTGGATGGGTTCTTTGCGTGGGTCGCTTCTGGCCACACGATCGGTTGTCCATCGCACCGGGCGATCATGAACAGGCGTTCCCGGCTGGTCGGCGCGCCGAAGTCGCAGGCCTTGATCACCTTCCACTCAACCACGTAACCCATGCCTTCCAGCAGAGCCACGAAGCGGCGCCAGGTGCGGCCGCGCTGCTTCGGGTCAGGCACCAAGAACTGGTTGGAAACCGGCACCTGTTCGCCTGGCGATGCCACTCGGTTGGTGGTCGCTCCCTTCTTGCTTGGGTGCGGAATCTGATCAAGGGTCACCACGCGGCCGGTGGCCTTGTCGCGCTTGGCAATCAGCCGGCCCCACTGCAGGATCTGCTTCACGTTCTCCAGGCTGATCACCCGGGGCCGCTTCTTGCCTCCCCACTTCAAGCCGATCCACGACAGGTTGCGGATCTCGCGCTTGCGCGGTTGGCCGCCGGCCGCCTGGCTGTGATGCGTGCAGTCCGGTGACATATGGAACCAGCCGACTGCCTTGCCGCCGCACTCGGTGTCCGGGTCACCCTCGAACACGTCGGTGGTGAAGTGCTGGGCACCTGGGTGGTTCACGGTGTGCATGCTGATGGCTTGCGGGCTGTGGTTCTTGGCTACGTTTACAGCGCGACCAAGTCCAATTTCCAGGCCGGTACCGGCGCCGCCACCGCCACAGAAGAAGTCGACAACGATCTCATCGTCCTGAGGGTTGAAGCCGAGTCCGTATTGGGTTTTGAAATCGAATGGGTGTTTCTTCTGTTGTGCGGACATAGGGGCTTATCTCCCGTGATTTTCGTGATAGCCGAGAATGTTTTCGAAGGACTTTCTGGCGGCCGCTGCATCAAACTTTGATGAGTAGCGACCGAGGGTGATTTGTTTGCCTGCCAGGCATCCGAAGGATCGCCATAGGCCTCGCGAATCCCACGAGACACCGGAGATTCCGCTGGAATTTTTGCAACTGCGCTTTTGGCTTCTGGCGTTTTCCACTGGGCTCGCCGCGCGCAGGTTGATCCAGCGGTTGCCAGTCTTCTGGCCGTTGATGTGATCCACGAACTCGGGCGGGTACCGGTCGAGCATGTAGACGAATGCGAGTCGGTGCAGGTTGTGGCGCTTCCTGTCGATCATCACCGTCAGATAGCCACTGGAAACCAAACTGCCCGCCACCGTGCCCGCAACTGTTCGGCTTCGACTGACAAGCCAGGTGAAGACGCCCGTTTCGGGCGAGTAGGCAAGTATTGATTTCAGGTATTCCGGGGTGATAGGCATGGCTTCGCCTCGCCGGCTGGCGTGATTCGGTGATTTAGGAAGGGGTTATGCGGGCTCAATGATCTCGTCGCCAGGGTCTTTCTGGATGGCGAGCAGGCTTTTGTTGCGGAATTCCCGCGCCACGTTTTCGGATATCTGGATTTTGTGGCGCGGCGGATCAAGCAGGAATGTGGCTTTCGAGCCAAGCGCATGCAGGTGATGAATCATCAGCGTCATCGCCTCGCCCTGCTCAGTAATGCCTGACCACTCCATCAGGTCGGCCAGGGCCTGGCGTGTGCCTGGGCGAACCCTGAGCCTCAATTCCTCTTCGGCATTCGCCACGCGCTTCCTGGCAGTTTTGGCCGATCGTTCCTGCACAGTCTTTGCCATAGCCTACCTCTTCTATTCCGCTGGCCGGCAGTGCGAGCCAGGTTTGACGTTTTCGTTGCTGGGCTATGCGGCGCACGAGGCTTTTCCCTGGCGCGCCTTCGGGTAGTCGATGGCGTACTCGCTCAGAATTCGATCAAGCGTCCCGTGCGATATAGCGAGCTTTCCGCAGACCACTCGCCTTGAAACACCCAGCTCTTTGAAAGTAAGGATTCGCTCGGCGTACTTGGCGTCTCGAATCTTGGTTTCCTCTCTCCACTTTTTCCCATAGTGGCCGCCGTGGCTTGCGCGCTTAAACGAGAATCCAAAATCCCTGGCAAGCTCCCTGAGCGTCCTAAGGGTCATGCCTGTGGCTACCGAGGCTTCAGTTTGGGTGTGCGTTTCAGCCAGGGCCTTTACCATTTCAGCCTTCTCCGCGCGCTTGTCGCTCCTGACATCGAGCGGCGCAAACGGCAGGGGAGCCGGCTCGACCCGGTGCCGCACAAACGGCTTCGGCGCCGGCGGCATCTGGTTGCTGTAGGTGATGGGCTTGGGGATGTAGCCGCAGGCCGGTCCTTCTTCGATATGCCCGCCTGCCGCCAGGAACTGCTCGACCGCGGCGGCCAGTTCGTTCGATGCTGGCCGAAGAGCCTCGACCATGCCTAGGTGGTTGCTGATCATGCTGCTTTACTCCTGAGCGCCGCCTCATACCCGTCGACCAGCAGCTTGAATTCCCACAGGTCTTCCTCAAGGCTTTCGATGTAGTCGTTGTCACGCTTGAACTCTTTCCACCAGAGCTGGCGGCCGACCGGTTTGAGCAGTGGGCAGTACATCCCGATGTGCCACCACTTTTTGTCGGTGATCCACATACAGCCCTGCACCTGGTCAATGACTTCGCTGGCATCGTTGTCGATGTGGAAGGCGCGGAGTTTGTCAGGGGCCAGGAAGCACTTGTACTCAGCACCGCCGTCCTCGCCGATGAATCCGTCTGCGCTGGCGCCGAACACGCCATCGTCAGTCTTCACCAGCCCGACCTGTGTGACGATCAGGCCCGTCTGAATTTCGTGCTCCATGCGGGCTTCTGGCTCCAGTTCATGCCCTCGGCGCATCTGCCAAGTTTCGAACCCGCCATCCAGCGGCGCACCGCCGATCCGCTCAACCGCCAGCTCAAAGGCGTAGGTAAGCGCGGCGTTGGATGGCTCGCCGACCTTCTCGCCGTCCAGGGCTCGCTGAACAACCTCGGCCTTTGGGCAGGCCTTGTATCCTGCCAACTCCATCGCTTTCGTCTCGCCCTTTCCGGCAAGCATGGCGTCGACATATTTCTTCTGCTGGGCGTTCAGGCCGTTAACTTTGGAGCGGGCGGTGCTGAACATGCTTGCGGTGATGACCCCGGCGCGGGCCTGCAGCCATTCCGGTGAGCCTTGGGTGCAATTCACAATGATCATTGAGGCGCCTCCAGCTTTGCTTTGTGGACAGTTACTGCGGTCTTCACCGTGGAATACCCGTTGGAGTCTCCCGACGCTTGCAGGACTTTTAGGCTCGCCTGCCAGACATCTTTCAGTTCTTCCGGCGTCGTGGTTTGCCCGACACGCTCAAGGATGTCGGCGACGACCTGGGCGCGCATGTCATCCGTATCTGAGCCATCCGCTGACTGCCCGTCATCGTCACGGGTCTCGCCTGTTGTGATGTTGAGAAGAGCGCACATGACGTAGCGCTTGCCGTAGGTGGTGGACGATCCGACCGCCTGGACGTCGTTGCGGCCCTTTCCGATATCAGTCGGAAGGGTCATGGTCGTTTGCTCGCGGTGCCCACCTCGATGCATCAATATCCCCGTGACGCTGATCAACTTGTCCGCGTTTTCAACCTTGAAGGTAATGGCGAACCCGTGTTGCTGCATGATCGGCTTTAGGGTGTGGGTGATGTGGTCCAGAGTGGCGTAGGAGTTGCCGGTGTGCAGGTTTACCGCCCCTTCGAAGACTGTGGGGATGTTGCACTGCATCTCGGCCATCGCTGCGTTGAATGCTTGCTCAGCATCCTTGGCCTGCATGCGCTCATGCATAGCCAGCAGGCGCTCCATCTTTTCGATGTCGCAGGTTGGGTCAGCAGCAGCGCGGCTGATGACTGCCATGATGCTGGTATCCATTGCCGTTGGCGCGGCCAACTGGCGGCGCTGCTCCGGAGGCATGATGATTTCGGTGGACATGCTGATTACCTCAAAATTGAATGGACACGTTCGGCACTTCGCCCCGGGCAATCTTTAGGACGATGGCCTTGGCCAGCTCTTCGCTGATGTTCATGCTGATCAAGGCTTGCTTGGCTTCGCCCAGGATTTTCGACTTGTGCGCTACGTCATCCTGGCGAGCCTTCTGCTGGCGCAGGATTTCATCTGCCGCTGCGTTGGCTCTGGCAACCTCATCCAGTCGAGCCCGCTCTACGGCTTCTTCCTGGCGGCGTATGGAGGCAAGACGCTCCTGCTCGGCGCGCTGCTCGGCTGCCAACTGGTCGGCCTTGGCCTGGGCGGCATGGCGCTCTGCCTGTTCCGCCTGGAGCTGTAGTTGCAGGCGCTGGCGTTCGGCGGCGGCCTCTGCATCACGGGCGGCCTGTTCGGTTGCCCGTTGCGCTGCTGCGGCCTGATCCAGCAACTCCTGTTCGCGGCGCGCCGCTGCGTCACGCTCGGCTTGTGCTCGCTCTTCTGCCTGGCGCTGGGCCTGCTCAGCCGCTACCCGTGCAATCTCTGCATCGCGGTCGCGCTGGGCCTGTGCTTCTGCCTCGGCCCGCAGCCTGATCAGCTCGGCCTGTTCGGCCTCGTACTGGGTGCGCTCGGCCAGAATGCCGCGCAGCTTGGTCAGGGTCTGATCCTTCACCTGGGCGGCTTCGGCCAAGAACTCTTCCCATGTGTCGTTGATCGCGATCAGCTCCAGGTCGGCGATGATCTTGGCGACGCGGGTAGCACTCGGCGATTCTTCGAAAAATGCCAGGTCTTTGATGCTCTGGATACCGTCGACGTGTTTGTCGGTGCGGGCCAGCTCTGCCTGCTCCCAGTCCGTCAGCGGCTTGCGGGTAGCGTCGCGCAGGTTGTCCATCTTGGTGACAAACTCGCGGAGCTCAGCCTCGACCACCTTCGGCATTTCCTTGAGGCGCTTTAGGTAGTCGCGGCCCGGCTTCTCGACTGCTGCCTTCGACTTGCTGACCTTCGCGGCCAGCGAGGCAATACGCTCGCGGCCCTTGCGGCTGGCCAGATCGGGCACCTCACCGGCGACCTCGGCCTGCACCGCGTCGAAGAACTGACCCAGGCCGCCGGCGATGTAGATGGTCGGCGCTGATGTCGTCAATGGTGATGACTTGCTGATTTGCGGACACGTGGGAATCCTTGCCGCGATGCTCGCAGCGATTGAAGGTGTTGGTTAGGAGGTGATTCGATCAGCGAGGGCGCCGAGCAACATCAGGAACGTGCAGAGGGAGAGGGCAGAGAAAGATCCGCGCCAGATGAGCGTGCGCCGGGTGCGCTGGTGGGCGGTCATGGCATACACCACTGGCTTCCGCAGTAGTAGCGACCATCATCAAAGTTCGGAGGGCCGGATTTACGCCCGCACCCGCACTCAACTTCCTCCTCGACTTCCTCCTCCGCCTGATCTGACTGGTCAGCTAGTTGGCAGTTGGTGCCGCCGCAGTGTGGGCATTCGGTGTGGGTCAGGTTACTGAATGGGCCAACCCAACGAATGCCGGCCTGGTTGCAATTGCCGCAAATCATCGTCATGGCCGAACCCTCACTGCAATCCTCCCGCCCTTCATGGTCGGTGCCAGGCGCTGCGGCAGGTCACGCACCAGCTCTTCCCGCTTGCGGCCGATCAGTTCGTTAAAGGGAAGGCCAAAACCAAGGATGGCAATACGGCGCTCAATATCGTCGAGCTGCTCGTCTACGATCGTTTTTACTGGCGAAGTGGTCATGCAGCCTCCTTGCGCGAGACCTTGTTGAGGCGTGCGCAGTAGTGGTCGAATTCCTTGAGGGTGATCGTTTCGTCAATCAAGAACTGGGCGATCATCCGCTGAACAATTAGCGCCTCGTCCGCCGTGCTGGCGGCATGCGTGAGGCTTTCGAGTGCTTCGTCGATGAGGATGTGCGCGCTCATAGGTCACCATCCACGTCGTCTTCGGCCGCTTCCCGCTCTGCTGCCACCGCGTCGGCGGCGTAGGGTCTAAGCAGGTCTATAGCCACCTTCTCGGCGGCTGCGATTGGGTGTTGCTGGCCGATCAAGTCGGCCGCATGGCCGCGTGAATCTGACTGGCTGCCAAGGATCGACGACAGGAACAGCCGGGCAAGTGAATCGCGCTCGTCCAGGCCTTCTTCCTGGCGATGATTCAGGATGCCTTGCAGGTAGGTGCAGTACTGGTCAAAGGTAACGACTCGTGGTCGGCCGTATCGGCGCTTCCACTTGATGTCGACGCCGCACACCAACTGTTCAGCCGAGTGTTCAAGCCAATCCTGTTCAGGGCTCGCCTCGCTGACATCTGGAGGCAACTGAGCGTCGAAACGCTCCTGGCATATCTTCAATGCTGCGTTCATGATCACCTCCAGGGTGGCGTTATTCGGTGGGCGGGGCAGGGAGTGGCCGCCAGTGGGTGATGCTGCTGGTAGGAGCTTCCTCGCCATCGAACCACTCGACAGAGGCGCTAAAAACGCCGCCATTCGAGAAGACGATCACCTCGACCGAGCGATTCAGCGGCGGGATGACCCTTCCGCCTACTTCGCATGGCGCTTCAAGCCTTTCAGCCAGTGGCGGCAGCCTGTCGCTGCACTTGATCCAATCGCTCATGGCGACCTCCAGTGTTTGGGGTTAGGCGTCTGCGGCAATGTCCGCGAGGATTTGAGCTTTGCGCTTCTCGAAGCGAGCGCTCCAGGTTGGCCTGCCATCTACGCGCCAGATGGTCGCGCCGCGCTTGCGGAGCTTCCGGGCCCGAGCCGGAGAAATTCGATTCCCCCATCCCTCGGTGCGGTAAATGACTTCCCAGTACTCGACGGTCTCTCTCTTGTCGTACTTGTAGTAACGGCTGCTCGGCTTGTTCTCGGACAGCCAAGCCTCTACCAGTGACCTCGCGACGGTGGCGCCACTGAACACGTAGCAACTCTCCAGTGACTCACGGGTGCCAATGCCGGCATGAAGCGTGGGGACACCAGGATCACCGCCGCAATCCCAGACCTGGCCTTTGCACTCCAGGGTCGAGCCGTCAGCGAGATTGATAGTGAAAGATCGGCCCGCAAACGCATCACGGGTGCCCGGCTGAATCTTCATGAAGTCGAAGAAGCCATCGTGGCTCGAAACAAGCAGGTTGCCGGTGCGCTCGTATACACGGCGCGGCATTTCATCCAGCAGCAGGAACATCTGACCCTGCTTGGTTTTGATCACATCCAAAATCTTTGGCATTTCGGGAACTCCATTCGTTGGTTCACCTGTATTCGCTCAACACTCATGCCTCCCGCTGGTTGCCGATGGGCGCGGGGTGAGTGCTGACGGGTAGAGGCGAGAAGGGTGGTTCCGCATGTGCGGGCTGCTTTCCTATACGAGTCTCCCCAAGGAAAGGATCGGGCCAATTTTCGTCTGGCTGACGTGCAAGGAGAGGGTTAATCAGTTCAGGTGAATCCACAGCATGCCGCGATCCATGATGGAAAGTTCGCCGGTGCTATTCATGATTTTGCGCAACTCTTTCTCGCCGCCGGCAATGCCGATAACGGCCGCAACGACACTCAGCCGACCCGACTTATCAGCATTGCGGAGCGCGGTTCTGATGCGGTCGTCTTGCTTGCTATCTGTTAGGTTCATATCGCTACTCCAGTGGATAGGGCTTCCAAATACCTCCAGGGGGTCTAGAGGCATTTGTGAAACCCATGAAAAAGCCCGCTAAGTGCGGGCTGTTGTGAATCGTTGCCGGTTACTGCTTGGCGAGGTCGATCAGGCGTTTGGCTTCGAGCGCTGCGGGGTAGCCAATGGCGTCAGGCTCCCAGGTGTTGTACTCAGCCTCTTGCGTCTCTTTAAACTCCTTGTACAGCTCCTCAAGAGCCGCTAGCAGCTCAGGCGCCAAGGCCTGCAACTCTTTCTTGGTCATGATCCGTCCTCAGTTCTGTTCCCTTCCAATTGCCGCCTAGGGGTTTTAAGCGGCAGTTGTGAAGATAACAGATGGCCACCTGAATCAGCAGGGAGCCATCTGTACCCGGTCACTCTGCTGGAGTCGGGCCGGGGTGATTCGTCATAGGTGCGATGCAGGGGGCCGCTTTGCGCGGTGTGTGGTGGTCGTCCGCATCGGGGTATGATTTGGCAGGGATTCGAACCCAAAAGAATTACGTCGATTTCGGCAGCGCTACCTAGTCGACCCCACCCCGCACGCAGGGCGCCCCTGATCCGCCGAGGCAAACTCCAAATCACACCCCGATGCGCTCTCATAGAGAGGATCGGGCAGTTAGCGCTTCCAGCAGCGCACCTGGTGGAAAGTTGCGTTCATGCTCAGCACGTAGGCCGTGTAGCCCAGACCGGTCATTTCCAACTTGAATTGCTCTGCCTGGGTGATGCTGTCGAATGTCATGGTCATGGTCAGTCTCCGTTGATTTCCAATGCCGCCTCATAGAAGCGGCATCAGTAAATCTGTGGGTGTTTCATCTCCACCACGCATCGGTCCGAGTCGTCTCTCACCGGCGCCGCACATTTCGTGTTCGATGCATTGCCAGTTTGTGTGCGTGGTTTCGCGTACTCACATGTGGGAGTACGGCCAGTTCCAGAGCTGGCGTGGAGATCGAATTTATTGCTCGCCCTGTGCCCATTGCTGGGGATCGATCTGCGAGGTTCCCGTGCTGTTAAAGAGCGGCGGGCCCTGAGGCCCTGGCGAGTCCCTGTTGGGTGACTCGATGGGGCTAATATCTCCTATGGAGATATTCATGTCAACTCCAATGGAGATAATTTTTATGGATGGCGATAAAAAGCCCGCTCAACGGCGAGCAGGATTGGCGAAGAAGGGCTGCTACAATCTGCTCAATCAGCGAGTGGAGTGAGCAATGAATCGGATTTTCATGGTGGGTGCTTTATCGCTGCTTTGCATGCCGATCCTGGCTTTCGGCTATACGCAGCAGGATGCCAACGAGGATGCCAGGTTCATATGGGCATCAGGCTGTACGGATTTCAAGGCAGGTATGAACGCGGGAGATTTTCGTGGCTGGCTGCGGGTTGGCGACGCCGTGAAAACCTTTAAAGGCATCAAGGGAATCGCCGTCAACAAGCTGTACATGGATGGCTGGGAGATGGCGCGGGGGCTTGGCGGGGTTGTGAAATGTCAGGAAATGGCGACGCGCCGCGCCGCAGACTACGTATCAGGCGTGGATATACGAAAGGCTGAGTAGGGCAGAAACAAGAAGCCCGGCTCTGGTCCGGGTTTCTTTTTAGAGAACAGCCTAAGCTATGAGCGGTTTATGAGCTCTTTAAGAGCATCTCTCGTATCCTTCCTGTCCTCTCTCATTTCAACGCGTATAGCTTCGAACTCTTTTGCTCGAGCATCACGGTCTGCTCGCAGCTCGACCCTTAGCGTATCGCCCAGATGGTCAAGGCTATTCGAGGCATCAGATCTTACAGCGTCTAGTTTCGAATCAATATGAGTATAAGCCGCCCACACAAGCGCCAGCGCGCCTACCGCCGACCCTAAGAGTGGCAGAGTCACAGACATAAACAGATCTTTTCGAAATGCGCTCATGATGGTTATCAAATCCTTTGGTGTATCGGCAGTATACACCCTGTCAAGGGGCAGCGAGTCTTCAGACATTGAAGAAGGGTCAATGTTCGAGATGTAGTAGAATCCCCCAACATTTTTCTCAACAACCTCTAAAAATGAGGAAAATTCGCCCATAAAATCATAGGGTGAGCCTTGTGCAATGCGCATCAATCATTCCTGTCCATAGCATCAAGGACCTCTTTCGAGTTGAACAGCGCCGTATGTCCACAGACATTGCATGATGCTACGAAAAACCATATCCCCAAGTGTTGAACGTTGGGGACGGGTGTTGCGACGACTCCTGCGATACCGCCCTTTGTGGGTGCAGATATCACGTTGTAATCGCCTCGATTGCAGAAGCTGCACTTATTGTCAGGCGCAACCCTGTTCAGGAACTCCACCAGATCCCTCCCAGGGACCGTGAGCGCTCGATCCTGCTCGGGCGTATTCTCCGACTCTGTTTCACCAGAAACATTGTTTGTTTTATTGTCACTCACCACGAATCCCTTCTGTTATTTAAGATCAGTAGAGCCCATCTTCTCGTCGATTACAGCATCCCGCCGCGCCAAACGACGCGCCCGATGATGCGAACCTCGTTTATCTCCCCATCTCGCAGCGTCTCGTCACCGTAGCGCGCCTTGTCCGGGTTATCGCTTCGAATGATCCAGCCATCGAAGTCGGACTTCACCAGGCGCTTCACGATCGTGCCTTTCGATTCGCTCTGCAGCGCAAAGATCTGGCCGTCCTTCGGTTCCACCTTCGACTCATCCACCAGTAGCACGTCTCCATCATTGATGGTCGGCTCCATGCTGTGGCCGTTGGCGTAGATCACGTCAAGGTGCTTCTGGTTGAGGTTGTTGGCGCGCAGCCATGCCGATTTGAACGCCATCACGCCGCGAATTTCGACGTGAGGGTTGTCGTCGCCACTCCCGGTCGAGCCGCGCGCAGTTAGCTGCATTACGCCGGTGTAGCTGGGCTCATCCTTCAGATCGAAGCTGCGCGGAGGGGTGCGCATATCTTCGAACTCTCGGTGAGATGGGCGAAAATCAGGAAGCCGAGAGGCGATCCGCTCTATGTCGCCCTCAATCCTTTCACTGAATACCCCTATAGGCACTCCAAGCATTTCGGCCATTGAAACGGCCAGTTTCTGAGTTAGAGGCCTATGTCCATTCAGGTGGCTTCCAAGAGTCCCCTGACTCATGCCTACCGCGTGTGCAATCTCATCCTGGGTAAGCCTTTTGTCTTTCGGGCGCGCGGCGTTGTAGTCCGCAATGGCCTTTTTCAAGGCCGCGCACTCTTCCCGCTCCCAATCAAGCAACTGGCGTCTTTCTTTAGTCATTTATGAAGAATATTCCCACCGGAGATAGTTAACCATCTCCATTGGAGTTGCAAAGTATCTCCAAGGGAGATAATAATGCGAGCATGAACGCCAATGGAGGAATGGCTATGAGCCGAATCCCGCTATCCAAATTCGCCGAAACAAATGGGCAGACAAAGACTGCCGTACTGCTCGGCATGACTCAGGGAGCCTTGAATAAGGCTCTCCGTGTTGGCCGCGACGTGTACGTGATCGAGCACTGCGACGGCTCCTTCACCGCCGAAGAGCTGCGCCCATTTCCAGTTCAGTCCGCCAAAAGAACAGCCGCTTAACCCACCTTGCCTGCTCAAAGGAGCAATAACGATGCACTTCGACCCAAGCCATATGCACGACAAGCCCACAAAGGTCCGCCTCGACGAGGTGGCCGACGACCTGCTGACAGCGATGGCTCGTTTTCAGCGCACACAGAAAGCAGTACTCGCCAGGGAAATCCTCGAGCGCGGCCTGAACCAGATGATGGAAGAGCTTAACGCGAAAACAGACGTGGCCTGAAGTGGCCCAGGAGGCCCTGTGCCTGAAAGAAAACCGCTGGAAATCCAGCTCGACTGGCAGGGAGTCGCCGATCTGGAGCTGCTAGCCAGACGCAACGGCGTAACCCCAGAAGAGCTGGCCGCAACAATTATGAACCGGGCGCTTGATCGAATGACCCGGCCACCAAAGAGCCGGAGCAACGTCGCTTCCATAGGACGAAAGGGCTGATTAGCCCCTCAGGGACTATTGAGGATCTGCCAGTGAAACAACCAAGCAGTAAATCAGGCGCACAAAAAAGCCACCGGGCAATGGTGGCTTTTCGTGCAGCACATACAACTAATGTCTGGAGCGAATAATGCCTATTCCCCAATCAGTCGTCAACACCAACGAATCCGCGCCACGTTTTCTGCAATCGCAAAACGTGGCGCGAGACAAGATGAGCAGTTTTGATCTGCTCGAACTCGTGAACTCTGCGCGCACCGAGTTTGGCGAAAGCGAAGTTCGCCGCAATGATTTTACGGCCCGGTGCCGTGATGAGCTTGAAGGCGAATACTACGAAACTTTCGTAGTAAGGAATCAGCGTGGTCCGGCGTCCGAAGGGCTGATGCTCACCAAGGATCAGTGCCTGCTGGTCTCCATGCGAGAGTCGAAAGCGGTTCGCCGAAATGTTGTCGCCAAGATTAATGCGCTGGAAACGCCTGAGCTCTCCACCATCGAAATCCTGCAGATCGCCATGGAGTCTGAAAAGGCCCGCTTGATGCTCACCGCCCAGGTCGAGCAGCAGGCCACGAAGATCCATTCCCTGGAGAACCTGTTCAAGGAAGGCATGACCCATACCCAATTCTGCAAGGGACTCAATGGGGTCAACGTGATGCAGGTGGGTAATTACCTTGAATCGCGTAGCTGGCTCTACAACGAGAGCAAGTCCGGCACCCGTCACCGTGTTGGCTCGTATGCCCGCGACAAGTACATGACCGAGCACCAGGTCGAAGTCACCCCGCACGGCAAAGACCCGTTCATCTCCTACACGCCAGTCCTGCTGAAGAAGGGCGCCGCACGCCTGTACGACCTGTACCTGGCCGGCGAACTTCCAATGAAAAAGACCTGGGACGGCCTGTTCACCCATGACAAGGCTATGCGGGGTGCAGCGTGAGTATGGAGTTGATGGTAAAGGCCATGAAGACCAAGGTCGGCAACCCACTGCGCAAGCTGGTGCTGATCAAGCTGGCCGATAACGCCAACGACATGGGTGAGTGCTGGCCGTCCTACCAGCATATTGCCGATCAGTGCGAGATCGACCGTAGCACTGTTCGTCGTCATATCAAGCACTTGGAAGAGCAGAACCTGCTGAAAATTGAGAATCGCGATGGTCCGAAAGGCAACTCGTCGAACCTATATTTTCTGACCCTTGGGGGTGTAGGCACAAACAGCACCCCTGTAGGCCCAAAAAGCACAGGTGTAGGCACACAGCCTACACCCCCTGTAGGCCCAGAAAGCACCAGAACCAGCCACTCTTTTGAACCAGTCATTGAACCAGCAGAACAGCCGGTCGCTGACGCTCCCTCTGCGGGAAAAAAGAAGGCGCCAAAGTTCGACCCGCTCACCTGCAAGCCGGCCAACGTTAGCGAGCAGGTTTGGGCTGAATGGTGCCAGCACCGCCGCGAGATCAAGAAGCCACTGACCGCCACCACCTGCGCCAAGCAAGCCAAGACCCTGGCAGGGCACCACGATGCTGACGCCGTGATCAACCAGTCCATCAGCAATGGCTGGACCGGGCTGTTCCCGGAGAAGGTTGTTGCGGGCGGCAGGACTGTTGGCAACGGCCCTGACTTCTACGACCAGTCGTGGCGCACCGATACGAGTGATGACCTATGAAGAACGTCACTCAGATGATCCCCGGCGCTGCCCGGGCATTGGGCACCTCGGCCCCTTATCAGGCCACGGCACAAACCGGCACCCAGCTCGGTGTAGTGGATGACGCCACCGGCGAAGTGGTCGAGCGCCTGTTCCGCCAGCTACAGGCCATCTTCCCGGCGCACAAGCAGGCATGGCCGGACGACAAGGCCAAGGCCGCCGCAATGCGCAACTGGACGATGGGGTTTATGGCCGCCGGCATCCGCACGCTGGAGCAGATCCGTTATGGAATCGAGCAGTGCCGGAAAAGCGGTTCACCGTTCGCTCCAAGCGTCGGCCAGTTCATAGGCTGGTGCAAGCCTGGACCTGAGGTGTTCGGCCTGCCAGCGAGCGCTGACGCATGGGTGGAGGCATTGATGGGCGTCTACAGCCACGAGGGCGTCAAGATCGCGGCTGTTGCCACCGGGCTGTTCGACCTGCGTTCCGCCAAGCAGGAAGACAAGGGCCTTCGCCAGCGCTTCGATCACAACTACGCCGTGGTGATCCGCCGCGCCCAGGAAGGCCAGCCGCTCGACGGGAAGATCCTCACCGGTATTGGCCACGACAGCCAGAAGACCGCCTTCGAACTCGCCAACGAGCTGGCCGACCAACAAACCCAGGCGCGAATCCTTCAGCAAGGCATCCCGGCCGACGGCAAGTCAGCGCGCGAGCTGCTGATGGCCAAGTTCGGCAAGAACAAGACTCAGGAGCAGCGGCCATGACCGTTACCAGCATTCGATACAGCACAGCATCAACCAAGCCAAAGCCGCAAGCCGGGGACGAGCGCTACCTGAAGGGTCGCGGCGTCACCCAGATCCGCCAGCAGCAGTACAGCAAGATGTACCGCGCCTACATGGTCTGCAACGGCCGACCGGTCTGGGAATGGGTCGACAAGGGTAGCGAGCGAGATCGCATGTCAGAAGCGTGGCTCCAGGCGCGCAAGTTGGAGCGCATGGCAGTGATCGCAGAAGCAGGGGAGAAGCGGGCATGAGCAATCACACAAAAGAAGAATGGCTGGTAGATCGCCAGGACTACTGCATCAGCGTAGAGCGAGACGGTGAGCCGCTTGAGATAGCCACGATTGGCGCGATGGACCACAACGGCATCAAGTTCGTGATCGCCGAAGAGTCGTGGGCCAACGCCTACCTGATCCGAACTGCCCCGCAAATGCTCGCAATGCTGGAAGAGCTGATGGCCAAGGCCTACAAGCAGAACTGGAACGATCAGTACCCCGAGCTGGTAGAGCGGGCCGAGAAGGTTGTTGCGCTGGCGAAGGCTGGAACCCCGTCTGACTTTGATGATGAGGCTGAGCTATGACCGACAACGCCGAACTGAAGCGGCTGGCCAAGGCTGCGACCCCAGGGCCATGGAGTGTGTGCGGGGAGGTCGACAGCACTCAAGGCTTCGAGATTGTTCAGGATATTTGGAACGAGCACGGCACCCACACCGGCATGGATGTAGTGGTGTACGAGTGGAGTTATGAAAGCGACCCGTTAGGGGTTATCCGTCGGCCGGACGCTGACTTCATCGCGGCCGCCAACCCTGCTGCAGTCCTGGCCCTGATCGCCGAGAACGAGCGGCTGCGTGAGAGCGATCAAGAGGCGACCGAGCTTTGCGACACCCTGTCCGTTCTTCTCGGGGAAATCGCAGTGGCGGTGCGCGGCCCGGAAGAGCCTAAATCGCGCCACGGATTCCACGACCTACCATCCCGTGTAAAGACGGTAGTTTCCGAGCGCGACCAGCTCAAGGCCGAGAACGAGCGCCTTGAAAGTGCCTACCGAGCCGCAAATGCCGCTTCTAAGTCGATGCTGACCACATCTGTGCTTATCGAGCGCGACCAGTTCCGCGCTGAAGTCGCAGGCCTCAAGACCGGCTACGAAGCCTACGAGCGGGTGAATGCTGAGCTGAAGGCCGAGGTGGAGGGGCTTGAATCGAGCCGAGCAAAGTTGGCGGGCGAGCTGAGCCGCCTGCGCGCCAAGCACAAGGACTGGACGGTCGACGCCGCCCTGGGCCAGGGAGAGCAGTCATGAGCGCCGAAATTCATCAGTTCCCAGCCTCCCGCTGCCTGCACAACAGGCGTGTCGCTGGAGAGCAAGCCAAGCGCAACGAGATCGCCGAGTACCTGCGTACCGTCGCCAAGTGGATTCAGGCTGACGACGTCAAGAGCGAGCCCACCGCAGTGCTACTGGTCCTTTCTGGAAAAGCTGGGGATGAGGTCGTGTGGAAGGGCTTCGCGGATAACGCCGATGTGAGTCTGCGCGATGCGGGGCGTGCCGCCGATTCGCAAGTCAACACTCTGTACAAGCGCCGTGGCGGAAACTTCCACGACCGGAGGAAGCCATGACGGACAAAATAAGCGTCAACTGCCAGGCCAAGCTCTCCGAGGCCATCACCTGCCTGACCACCATGTACCGGGACAAGAAGTTCGTGGTGGTCTCCCTTCGTCCTGGCAAGGACCGCACCCTCGACCAGAACGCCCTGTGGTTCGCGATGTACAAGCGGATTGCCGAGATGACCCAGATAGGCGACGCGGCCGACGCCCGTCGCTACTGCAAATTGCACTTCGGCGTGCAGATCCTGCTGAACGAGGACGCCGGGTTCCAGGCCGAGTGGTATCGGGTCATGCGTCATCTGCCCTACGAAACCAAGCTGGCCATGATGGGCGAGTGCCATTTGTTCGGCCCTGACGGCTTCCCGGTGACCAGCCTGTTCAATCGCGCTCAGGGCGTCCAGTACACCGACCGCATGGCCACGTACTTCACCGGCCAGGGCGTCGTCTTCACCGATCTGCTGAGCAAGGAGGCCGCATGAGCCATAACTTCAAGCCGGGCGACCTGGCGCTGATCATAAATTGTGGCGATAAATCTCTGATAGGCAAAGCCGTGGAGGTTCTAGAGCTGCTTATCGACTCCAAGAAAGAGTACGACGCATACGGATGCCTCCACACCGGTGCCGCAGACGGGTCTCTATCAGCCTTCATTGATTTAGGAGGTGGCGATGTTTGGCTTTTCTCTCAGAAGAACCTGATGCCCCTGCGAGGCGATTTCGCGCCCGAGCAGCAGAAGTCGCGGGAGGTGGTGGCATGAACCAGGGCCCTATCTTTTTAATGATTCAGTGCATCCTCGTCATTGCAATGTGCGCAGTGCTGAAGCAGGCCGGAATAGGCCCGTTTGATGCACCGGCCTCGTTCTGGGCGGTAGCAGCTATTGCGGATGCAATGGCCCTCGTTGGGTTTTTGTGGGGGCGCGACGCATGAGCCTTCCCGCCAAACAACCCAAGCCCAAGACCTGCAAGAACCCAGCATGCAGGGCCTCATTCGTCCCGCAGCGCCTCGGGCAGGCCGTGTGCAGTCCGAAGTGCGGCCTGGCCATCAAGCATGTGAACGAGGTGAAGGCGCGCAAGTCGCTGGCCCAGGTTGGCCGCGCCGACATCAAGGTTCGAAAGGAGGCGCTGAAAAGTCGCGGCGACCACATGCGCGAGGCTCAGCAGGCGTTCAACGAGTACATCCGCACCCGGGACCAGGCCGCCGGTCACCTCTGCATCTCCAGCGGCAAGCCATTGGACTGGAGCGGCAACGCAGTAGATGCCGGCCATTACCGCAGCGTCGGCTCCGCGCCGCACCTGCGCTTCGATGAGCGCAACTGCCATGCACAGAGCAAGCAGGACAACCGATTCCTATCCGGCAACGCCGTGGACTACCGGATTGGCCTGATCGCGCGCATTGGCCAGGAGGCGGTCGACGCACTGGAATCCGACCAGAGCGTGCGCAAGTACACCGTGGAAGAGATCAAGGCCATCAAGGCCGAGTACCGGGCAAAGACCAGAGAACTGAAAAGGGCTGCAGCATGAACCAGATTGCGCAAATCACTGGCGGTGCGAGCAGTCCCGCAAAAGGCTGGCTCAAACCAATGTTCCCAATTACGGGGAAGGCGCACTACTTCACGAAACAGAAGGGCTTGGCGGTTCTGACGAGCCATGGCCGTGCGACCTACTGGCTTTCGCTTTGCGGCATTGCTGCAGCCAGCACCGACAAGATGCCGATGTTTGAGCCTGGCAACTGGGATCGCTGCAAAAGATGCGCGAAGAGGGTGGCGCCATGACCACCACCGTCACCATCACCACGCTGTTCTGCATCTCCTGGTTCTTCCTGGAAGGCCACGTCATCAACTGGTGGAGGGCTCGGCCATGAAGTGGAAAGGCATCAGCACGAACTGCCTCTCATCCGAGGAAGGCTATCTGGTCAGCCGCTACCGGCAGCAATTCGGAAATATGTTCATCGCGCGCACGCCAGTTCCGGAGGCAAAGATTATTTACTCCGGTGAGCACGAGGACAGCGCCAAGGCTGCAAGCGTCAAACACTTTGAATCGAAAATGGGGAATGCAGCATGAGCGCACTCGAGAAGCAAGTATCCGGCGACCACTACAAAGACCTGAAGATCCAGCCCATCGAGTACATCCATGCGAACGGCATCCCCTTCGCCGAGGGTAGCGTCATCAAATACGTCAGCCGGTGGCGCGCCAAGGGCGGCATCAAGGATCTGGAGAAGGCAAAGCACTTTCTGGAGCTGCTGATCGAACTCGAAAACAAAGCCGCCGGAGCCGCCTAATGATCAAAGTAACCGACGAACAGGTCATTGAAGCGCTCAACAACCGGACGATGCCGGAAGCAGCTAAGCACCTGGGTATCCACCTGCGCAGCCTGCAGAAGCGCAAGGCGCGTATGGCCCGCAAAGGCTGGAGCCCTGAGCACGACATGACCCACATCGTGCCGGATGGGTTTCATCTCAAGGGCACCTCAAGCCTCTACAAAGACGGGGTGAAAGCCCCAGTCTTGCAGTGGGTCAAGACGAATATTGACCATGAGCGCCAGCGCGAGATCATGGAGGCTGCCGTTGCAGCTATGGGTGAAGACCTGCCACGCATGGCGTTCTCGCCAGCCCCGTCTGCGTGCAACGCCGACCTGCTGAACTGCTATGTCGTCACGGACTACCACCTTGGCCTTTTGTCCTGGCACGAGGAAACTGGCGCCGACTACGACCTGAACATTGCCGAGCATCAGCTCGTTGCTTGGTTCGCCGAGGCCATCCGCATGGCGCCGGATGCAGAGCTCGGGGTGTTCGCGCAGCTCGGGGATTACCTTCATTGGGACGGCCTCGATGCCGTGACGCCGGCCAGCAAGCACTTACTCGACGCCGACACCAGGTTCCAGAAGCTCGTCCGTGTGGCAATCCGGGTTACCCGCCGCGTCGTCGACATGCTGCTCACCAAGCACCAGCGGGTTCATGTGCTGATGGCCGAGGGTAACCACGACACCGCCAGCTCTATCTGGTTGCGCGAATGGTTCTCGGCCATCTACGAGAACGAGCCGCGCATCACCGTCGACCGCAGTCCAGATCCTTACTACTGCGTGGAGCATGGCCAGACCAGCCTGTTCTTCCACCACGGGCACAAGAAGAAGCCGACGGCAGTGGCGGACGTGTTCGTCGCCAAGTTCCGCGACGTCTTCGGTCGCACCAAGCACAGCTATGCGCACCTGGGTCACCTGCACCACGTCGACGTCAAGGAAAACAACCTGATGATCGTAGAGCAGCACCGCACCCTGGCGGCGCCGGACGCCTATGCAAGCCGTGGCGGCTGGATCAGCGGGCGTGACGCCAAGGTCATCACCTACCACAAGAGCTACGGTGAGGTCGGGCGCCTGACGATCAACTCGGACATGCTCAAGGAAGGTGCGGCATGAAGTCGATTGCTAATAGCGGGACTTATAAGGGCCTCTTTGTCGCATCCCTGTGGAGATTGATCTGATGACCTACAGAAACGTGGTATCCGCTGTTGTCCGCGCCCTGGCTGCCGAGACCATGAGCAAGGTAGCGTCAGGAGGGTATGACCCAAAGGTTCAGTGCGCGAAACAAAAGGGTGAAATCTGCGGGGCGGAGTGGGCTTTGTTGCAGGACTGCCTTATTCACACGCTACTGCGCCAAGTGCTCATCCCGCGGCACTGGAATGCGCTTACAGCCAAGTTCAGCACGCACAACAAACGCAGAATAGAGGCGACGTGCAAGCTGGTGGCGATCGTGAAAAGTCCGGCGCCACACCTATTCACGCAGAAGGCCGTAACAGCCTGGGCCATCCCTCAAATCAAAGGCGTGCGCAAGGAGCCTGTGAAGGCCGTAGCGGTAGAGCTCGACAAAGACGCACCGGCATGGCGGGCAGAGGCGGCAAAGGCCGCAGTCGAGCGCGCAAACGCATCAGCGGCCAAGCGCCGGACCTCGCAGCAGGATGGGGCGATAATCCTGGCTGATTCCAACTACGACATGACCACTTGGGACAGCCAGGGCCTCGACGACCGCACCTATCGCCGCTGGAGGCAGTCCATCCATAAAGCCCTCGAAAGCCTTGTGGATACCGCTCTGGTCGAAGCACAATTGATTCTTGAGGAAGCTGGCGTACTTGGGGAGCAGGCAGCATGAAAGAGGTAACTCGAAAGCGTCTCAAGTCCTGGTCATCGGGCCTTCCCCTTTTAGCAATAGCCTTCATTCCGTTTGCTGACATGGAAATATGGCGACGAGCCGTTGTAATCATTCTGCTATGCGCGACCTACTACGCAATGACACGACTTGAGGCGCCGGCGGCATGAGCAATATCATTGAATTTAAGCCGATAGAACAGATGTTTCCGCAATGGTTGGCCGCAAGGGAAATCGTCAGCAGTTGCCTGCCCAAAGCATTGCACTTTACGTTTGGCGACCACGACAGCCTGGCCATCAAATCAGATTGGGTTCAACATATTTTTGATATGACGCCAATCGAAGATCGTGACGCGGTACTTGACCGAATTGAAATGGCATGGGGTGAGGCCTGTTCTGTGATCGACATGCAGCCGTTCTCTGCGCTGCTAAATGCGCCAACGAGGCTGATGGCCACACAGCAGACGCTACATAGAGCTGACGAAATTCTTGCGCATCAGGCAAACGAGATGATGGCATCGAGAAGGCCGACCCCGGTCGAGATTCTGGCGCATATGATGGGTGTCGTACCGTCGTTTGCTGCGCTCAAAGTGGTTAAGGTCCATATCGAGGCTCGGTTATGATCGTCCGCGCCGCTGCTAAGATCGGGAGAGCAATACCATGAAAACAGTCAGCTACGTCAGCATGACCATGGATCTCGACGGTAACGTCATCGAGCCGCTGACGACCAAGACGCTGCAGGTACCGAACGATACCCAGTACGACGAGCATGGCGAAGCCGAAGTAGCTGGACATATGATTTACTCGCCTCGTCATGACACTGAATATGACAGTCTCATGAGCAACATCAATCAATCGTTGAACGACGCGCTCTTGCGCTCGCTGGGGCGGTCATGAGTGACCGCGAACTGATGGCGCTGGCGGCGAAAGCTGCGGGCGCAAGGTTTTCCGATTATCCCGACCAGACACCAAACCACTGGCAAGCGCAAAGAGGCGATAAAGTCTGGCATGCATGGTCGCCACTTACCGACGATGGGGATGCGCTGCGCCTAGCCGCGGGCCTAGGACTTGTGCTGAACACTCATTGCATGGGTGTAGGCGCTCATACTACGCCGGGGCAAACCCCTGAAGCGCACGCAACCGCACCTGAGTGCGATGAGGCTAACCACATGAGCAGCCTGCGCCGCTGCATCGTCCGCGCCGCTGCTGAGATCGGGAGAGCAATGCCATGAGCAAGCATGCACCCGGGCCGTGGACCGTAATTCCGTCATGTGGACCCATATGGGGAACATGGATTCGGCCGGCCGATGTAAATCTTGGCCCTGTAGCGCGCCACTGCGGAGACAATGCCGACCTAATCGCCGCCGCTCCGGATCTTTTCCATGTGCTTGATGAGCTTCTGCGTAAAACTGCGCCTTTCGTATCTGCGCTCGAGGCCGAAGATATGTTATTCGACCTTGAGCAGTGGTGGGAAAGCGCTCAGGCCGCCATCGCCAAGGCCCGAGGTGAATCATGAAAGTCAAAGTCAGCGAGTTGAATGGCCCTGCGCTGGATTGGGCTGTTGGCGTTGCCATCGGTCTTGAGCTTAAAGTTCCCGATGGATTCAACAAGCCTTATTGGTATATGGGAGGCGAGCTGTATTGCTCGAATTTTCAGCCTTCAACCGAATGGATTCAGGGTGGCCCGCTGATTGAGAGGTACGATCCAGAGGAGCGTCGACTACCAGAACGAGACCGATATGCCGAGATTTGGCTTGATCGCTCTGGAGGTGGCGCGGGGGTAGGGCGCGGAGTCGGCGAGACTCGATTGATTGCATTTTGCCGCGCGCTAGTGAATGCGAAACTTGGCGATGGAATCGAAATTCCCGACGAATTGCTCGCGACGGCATAAATACCACTTGCATTAAATGTCCGCGTGTCCGAATATTGCGTCATCTTGGGTTATGTACGTTTGTATGTAGCGCAGGAAGAAAGCCCGGCCACTGTGTCGGGCTTTTTGTTCGTCTATATCGGAATGCTTCAGGGTTATCCTGAGGCGCTTGAACTACGGTAGCACTGATAGTTCTGAAGCATCCCGATGCAGATGAATGCGCAGGCTGATGCGCAGCCAAGCCCAACCTCTCGGGCTATCGCGGGCAACCGCTGGCGAGAGTGAGCCGGAGTTCAGCACCGGCCATCTGCACCTAATTCCAACTATGGCAAAAACTGCCATGGTTCATTTCGAAGCCTCGCCACTGTGCGGGGCTTTGTCGTTTTCGGCCCCGCCACACCCTTCGCTCTGAGCTGGGAGTGCCGCCGGGGCTGATCTATTCGCCGCTGCTCCCCAGCGTTTGGCCGCCACCTGACGGCCTTTTTTATTCTCCTACTCCCAGAAGGGAGGACTTCGGATTGAAAATCATGCCCGAAAAAGACCCTTCCTTCTGGGCGCTCGTCCTCTCCGCACTTCGGGATAACGGCCTAGCAATGGCTCTCACCTTCCTGCTGATCTACCTGCGCGTCCAATACGACGGTAAGGAGACCAGTACGGTGCGCAAGCTGATCGAGGCAACTCTCGGCGCGCTGATGGTGATGGTGGTAGGGCTGACCGTAAAGGAATTCGGGTTCAGCATTGGCTGGTCATTCTTCGCTGCTGGGTTCGTTGGAATCCTGGGCGTTGACCAAGTTCGGCAGCTCGGTAAGCGCTGGTCTGAGCGCAAGGCAGATGAGATATGAAGCTGATCGAGAATGTCGCCGCTTGCCACAAGCTCTGGTCGGTTCGCCTGGCCCTGGCCGGCGCAGCGCTGAACGCAGGCGCTATCGGCTGGACGGTATTCCAGGGCGCAGTCAACCCGCTGATCTACGCCGCCATCAATATGGCTCTCGGGGTCGGCGTTGCTGTTGTCCGTGTGCTGTCACAGCCCCAGCCTGACGGTGACAAGAATGAAAACCCCTGACTTCCTGAAATCAATCGTCGCATGGATTGCGAAACTCTTCGTAGAGGCTCCAGTCATGTCCGAATTGCCAGTTGAAGTACAAGCCGCCATTGCGTCGTCGGCGCCGGTCGTTGTGGTCCCTGAGGTTGCAGCGCCTGTGGCCCAGGTAAGCGAGCCTGCACCCGTCGGCGCCCCAGCGCCCGACCTGATCGCCAAGCTCGAAACCATCCTGTCCGCCCTCGGTCATGAGCTCCCAGTGTTCTGGGATGAGGCTGTAGCGTTGGCGAAGAAGGCTCTGTAACTCAATTCACAGCAAAAGGGTGACTCCCGATGGACAATCAGCACAAGAAAATCACCGGCTACCGCGATCTGACCCAATCCGAGATCGATGGCATGAACTCCATCAAAGCCCTGGAGGCTGATGCGGGTGAGCTGTTCAAGCAGATCGGCACGATCGAAGGCGTCGACCCCCGCCTATTGGCATTGGCCAAGACCAACTTGCAGCAGGGGTTCATGTGGTTCGTGCGCTCGATCGCCAAGCCGGCTGACCCGTTCAGTTAAACCAAAGGGCGCCAGGCCAAGTGCCGGCGCCACTCTATTCCGCAATAGATTGCACGAACCCCCGAGGATTCCTCGGTAGTTGCGCAATGTGTTGCATATCCACGGTGACCCCATGACGACGATCGCCTACAAAGACGGCATCATCGCCTATGACGGCCGCTGCACTGCCGGCGGCACGATCGTCTATGACGACTTCGACAAGATGCATGAGCGCGATGGGGCTTTCTTCTTCGGCGCTGGTGGCATGTCAGAGATCAATGATCTGATCAAGGCATACAGCGGCGAAGAGATCGCAGGCGACTGCGGGGCCTCTGCCATTGTGTGCAAGAGCGGCGAGTTAAGCCTGATCAGCTATGAAGACGGCAGGATCGTGGAGAGCTCTGTGCTCCCTGACAAGGCCTACGCCATCGGCAGCGGTCGAGATCACGCCTACACAGCTCTCGACATGGGCGCATCTGCCTACCAAGCCGTAGAGATGGCAGCCAAGCGCGATACAGGCACTGGCGGCAAGATCAGAACGTTCACCGTGAAGGTCGAGCAGCAATAAGGAATTCAACATGGCGGCAAAGCAATCCGACTGGGAGCGCATTGAACAGCTCTTCCGGGCCGGTCTGCTCTCCGTCCGAGAGATAGCATCGGCAAGCGGCGTATCACATACCGCAATCAACAAGCGCGCAAAAGCGGAAGGATGGGAGCGAGACCTTAAAGCCAAGATCAAGGCTAAGGCTGATTCACTGGTTTCCAAGCGTGAGGTTTCCACCAAGGTTTCCACGGAAACACTGGCAACCGAGCGTGGAATCGTTGAGGCCAATGCCGAGGTAATTGCTGACATCCGCATGGCCCACCGCACCGACATCGGTCGCTCCCGGCGTCTGGCCAACAAGCTGCTGGATGAGCTCGAGCACCTGACTGACAACAGAGAACTGTTCGAAGAGCTTGGCGAGCTGATGCGCAACCCTGACGATAAGGGCTTCGACCGCCGTAACGAACTGTACGGGAAGGTCATAAGCCTTGGCGGGCGATCCAAGACAATGAAGGAGATGACCGAGACGTTGAAGAACTTGGTCCTTCTTGAGCGACAAGCCTACGATCTCGATGCCAAGTCTGGCGGCGATGATTCCGAAGACCTATCCAAACTAATGGACGAGCTATCGAAGGAAGCCTGACATGAAGCCCGAGCACTTGAAGCTGCTCCGGGATAAGCGTTGGAGGCTGAACAATCTCTACTTCATCACCGACAAAGCGGGCAAGAAGGTCCGCTTCCGGATGACGGACGAGCAGATCGAGTACTTCGACGGGCTGCATACCCGCAACATCATCTTGAAGGCCCGGCAGCTTGGCTTTACCACTGAGTGCTGCATCATCCAGCTCGACGCGGCTCTGTTTGAGTCGGCCAAGTGCGCTCTTATCGCTCACACACTGAATGACGCCAAGCGCCTGTTCCGGGAAAAGGTGAAGTACGCCTACGACAACCTGCCGGTCGAGATACGCAAGGCCAATCCGGCGCGCAACGATGCGTCCGGCGAGCTGGTATTCAGCAAGGGCGGCTCGATCTACGTTTCCACGTCTTTCCGGGGCGGCACGCTGCGTTACCTGCACGTGTCTGAGTTCGGGAAGATCTGCGCCAAGTTCCCTCATAAGGCCCGCGAGATCGTCACTGGCGCCTTTGAGGCTGTGGCCACTGACTGCTTTGTCACGATCGAATCGACGGCCGAGGGCAGGGCTGGCTATTTCTTCGACTACTCACAGAGCGCCGAGAAGCAACAGGCTTCCGGGACGCCTTTGGGCCTGCTGGACTGGAAGTTCTTCTTCTTCGCCTGGTGGAAAAACAAGGAGTACCGGCTCGACCCAGCCGGAGTGGTCATCCCGCAGCGCCTGACCGACTATTTTGATGAGTTGGCAGCTAAGCACGGAATCATCACGAACGACGGCCAGCGCGCCTGGTACGCCGCCAAGGAGAAGTCCCTCGGCGACGACATGAAGCGTGAATACCCATCGCTGCCTGTCGAAGCGTTCCAGCAGTCGGTCGAAGGCGCCTACTACGCAAAACAGTTCGCCAAGCTCTATGCCAGCAAGCGCATCGGCATTGTGCCTGACAACAGCCATCAGCCCGTGATGACCTTCTGGGACATCGGTGTCGGCGACTCCACGGCCATCTGGTTCGTGCGCCAGGTTGGCACCGAGTACCACGTCATCGACTACTACGAGAACTCCGGCGAAGGCCTGCGGCATTACATGAAGGTGCTCAAGGACAAGGGCTACACCTACTCCGAGCACTGGGGGCCGCACGACATCGAGAACCGCGAGTTCGGCAGTGACGCCAAGAGCCGCAAGGACATCGCCGCCGAGGGCTACGAGATCGACGGCCAGCGATACGCCATTCGGTTCGAGGTTGTGCCGAAAACCGGCGTCGACGACGGCATCGAGGCCGCGCGCGAGATTCTTGCGTTCTGCTACTTCGATGAATCCAAGTGCGAGCTCGGCATCAGCCACCTCGAGTCCTACCGCAAGGAATGGGACGACAAGCGCGGCTGCTGGAAAGACAAGCCGCTGCACGACAAGACATCACACGGCGCCGATGGATTCCGCTACTTCGCGGTGGCGAAGACCAAGCGCGTGCGCAAAACAACCATCCGCCCATTCTCCGCATAACTGGACTACGCCATGAGCAATAGCGTTCGCAAGCGCTCCGCCAAAATCGAAGCGATGGCGGAATGCTGGCCCATGATCAAGGCCCTGCTTGGCGGGACTGGAAAGATGCGGGAGGCAGGAACCACCTACCTCCCTCAGTGGCCGAATGAAGATCAAGGCTTCTACAACGCTCGCCTGGGCACAGCGACTCTCTTCCCGGCCTTCGCCAGGACCATAGATGTTCTTTGCGGCAAGCCATTTTCCAGGCCGCTCACTTACGGCGAAGACACGCCCAAGACGATCCTTGAGTATTGCGAGGATATCGACTTGCAAGGCCGCAACATGCATTCCTTTGCCGCCAGCATTACGGAAGAGGCGATGGCATACGGCATCTGCGGGATTCTAGTGGACTATCCGCAGGCAGAGGGCATCCGGAACAAGGCCGAAGAGGTCGCTGCGGGTGTAAGGCCGTACTTTGTGCAGATCTGCGCAGACAATCTCCTTGATTACGCATCTGAGCGTATCAAAGGGGTAGAGACCTTCACGATGTTGCGATTCCTCGAGGTGGTGACTGAGACGATCGACCAGTTCAGCGAAAAGCAAATCGAGCAGGTCCGCGTACTTTTTCAGGGCCGCTGGGAGACTTACCGCGAGAAGCAGAACGCTCAGGGCGACCTAGAGTGGCTGCTTCACGCTCAAGGGGCATCAAGCCTAACCAAGATTCCATTCATTCCCGTTTACGGTAAGCGCCTTGGCTTCATGCAGGCCATGCCGCCTCTGCGCGAGCTTGCGTTCATGAACGTAGAGCACTGGCAGTCGAAGTCGGATCAGCAGACCATTTTGCACGTTGCTCGAGTACCAATCCTATTCGGGGTTGGGTTCAGCGATGATGAGAACATCACAGTCGGCGCCGCTACTGCTGTCACCTCGGACAAGATTGGCGCCACGCTTACCTACGTTGAGCACACCGGCAAAGCGATTGAGTCGGGACGCGTTTCAATCCTCGACATTGAGGACCGCATGCGTCAGGTGGGTGCCGAGCTGCTTGTCATCAAGCCCGGCAAGATCACCGTGGCGCAGACCCTTTCCGACAATGAGCCCGGTATGTGCGCCCTACAGCGCATCGCCCAGGACGTAGAGGACTCGCTCGACCAGGCTATGCAGCTCATGGCTGAGTGGATCGGCGAGAGCGAAGGCGGGCACCTCTCCATTTACAAAGACTTCGGCGCTGCATCGCTTGCCGAAGCCTCTGCTGACCTGTTGCTAGAGATGAACGTTGCTGGTGTCCTTTCCAATGAAACGCTGTTCAGCGAGATTCAGCGGCGCGGGATGGTCAAGGACGGCATTACCTGGCAGCAAGAGGCCGAACGAATCAAGGTTCAGCCGAAAAAACAATGCGTAACGCTCCCGGGCGTTTGACCACGAACACCGAATACAGCCCTGGCACTCGCCGGGGCTTTTTTATGGGTGCGATTCCGGATGGATAGCGCCGCGCCGGGCCGGATGGCCTACCAAAGGGTTGGATGACCAGAATGAAACTCAAACTCGACGAAGAAGGCCACGTAGTAGTTGTTGATGGCAAGCCTGTTTATGTCAGCGAGGACGGCAAAGATGTTGCTTTCGATGCCCAAGGCACCGTGGCAACGATCAGCCGGCTGAATGCTGAAGCAAAGTCCAATCGTGAACGTGCTGAGGGTGCTGAAGGCGCTCTTAAGGCCTTTGAAGGGATCTCCGATCCTTCCGAAGCCCGCAAAGCACTGGAAACGATCAAGAATTTCGACGCTAAAAAGCTGGTGGATGCCGGTGAAGTCGAAAAGGTCAGAGCCGAGGCCATCAAGGCCGTCGAAGACAAGTACGCACCAATCGTTGCCGAGCGTGATTCGCTGAAATCCGACCTCGTAACCGAAAAGGTTGGTGGCAGCTTCGATCGCTCCAAGTTCATCGCCGACAAGCTGGCGATCCCATCTGATCTGGTCCGAGCGCGCTTCGGCGAGCAGTTCAAGGTTGAGGACGGGAAGGTCGTTGCATACGACAAGACCGGCAACAAGCTCTTCAGTCGCAGCAATCCAGGTGAAATCGCCAACTTTGACGAAGCCCTGGAACTTCTCGTCGACAGCTACCCGTATCGCGACCAAATCCTGAAAAGCTCCGGCGCCAGCGGCGGCGGTGCGTCGGGCGGTGCGGCTACGGGTGGCGCGCAAAAACTTTCCCGCGCCCAGTTTGAAGCTCTGCCACCTGCCAAGCAGATGGAGCACGTCAAGGCTGGCGCACCTATTTCTGATTAAAGGAATTCATCCAAATGGCCAACACCCTTACCAGCCTGGTCCCCGACCTCTACGAATCGCTCGATATCGTATCTCGCGAACTGGCCGGCTTCATCCCGTCCGTTACCCTGGATGCGACCGCCGAGCGTGCCGCGCTCAACCAAGCGATCCGCATTCCGATCACCCCAGCTCAGGCTGCTGAGAACGTCACTCCAGGCCAGCTGCCTCCAGATGACGGCGACCAGACTGTCGGTAACACCCCTTTCAGCATCACCAAATCCCGGATGGTTCCATTCCGCTGGACTGGTGAAGAGCAAAAAGGCGTTAACACCGGCCCAGGCTACGCCAGCATCCGGCGCGACCAGATCTCGCAGGCAATGCGTACTCTGGTTAACGAGATCGAAGTTGACTTGGGCCAACTGGCCTATGGCGCCTCGCGCGCAACTGGTACTGCCGGCACCACGCCTTTCGCATCGACCCTCGGTGATACCGCCCAAGTTCGGAAGATTCTGTCCGACAACGGTGCCCCCCTGAGCGACCTGCAGTGCGTGATTGACACCACCTCTGGCGCCGCTCTGCGTACCCTGGCACAGCTGACCAAGGCGAACGAAGCTGGCACCACCAGCCTCCGCGCCCAAGGCACCCTGCTTGAATTGCACGGTTTCACTCTGCGCGAATCGGCCGGTGTGGCTTCCCACACCCCAGGTACTGGCGCGAGCTACGTCACTAACGGCGCTCTTGCTGTCGGCGCAACTGTGATCCCAGTCCAAACCGGCACCGGCACCATCGTTGCTGGCGACGTGCTGACCATCGGTTCCTACAAGTACGTGGTAACCACCGCGCTCTCGGGCGGCAACCTCACCATCGGCGCGCCAGGTCTGCGTGCAGCAGTTGCAAGCGGCGCAACCGTAACCGTTGCGAGCGCATTCACCGCCAACTTCGCGTTCCCGCGCTCCGCAATCGTTCTGGCCACTCGTACTCCGGCCCTGCCGGAAGAAGGCGACATGGCCGACGACCGCATGCTGATCACCGATCCCCGCACCGGCATGAGCTTCGAAGTGGCGATGTACAAGCAATACCGCCGCGTTCGTTACGAAATCTCGGTTGCCTGGGGTTGCGCGAACATCAAGCCAGCCCACACCGCTGTTCTGCTGGGCTAATCGCCCTGGCCGCTGGGCGACTGGCGGCCATTCATGGAGAAGATCATGGCTAAAAAATCTGATGGTACCGACGACGGTGTAGCTGAAGTTGCCGCTGACGATATTGCCTACGTGAGCATGGTTCGCGATCCGGACGTATACAGCGCTCCGCACACGGCCCAGGTTCATCCTGACGAAGTGCATAACTACTACTCCGGTGGCTGGGTTCCGGCGAAAGAGGCCGAGTAAATGCTAACTGATCAGCAATTGGCCGACGTTCGGCGCTTCATTGGCTACCCGATGCTTGGTGACACCATTGCTGACAATAGCCGCGACCTGGCTTATGGCTGGGTCTCGCCAGGCACCTGGCAGACGCTTTATCACCGGCTCTCAACCCTGCGCCCGGAAGAAGAGGCTCGCATCGTCACGTTTCTGACAACCCTTTCAGGGCTGGAAACTGCGGTGACCGACTCGACCGAGAACCTTGACACCGATCAAGCGGCGGTTTGGGTTCACAACAAGAACGAAGTGTCCGACCGCATGAAGCTTTACAGGCTTTGGCGTCGCGAACTCTGCTCGTTCATTGGCATTGCGCCAGGCCCAAGCCTTGGCAATGGCGGGACTCGAATCTCCAGGAGCTGATATGGACGGCACAAAGCTCCAGGCCAAGATTTACAAAGGGTACGGGCAGGCAGCCAAGCGTATCGGTTTCGACTACCAGCAATTTCGCGCCACGAGCGCCAGTAACCCGCTGTCGTCAACCGCTTTGCAGACGCTGCCTGCGTCGTTTACCACGAATTTCAGCTACTCCGCGCCGAACAAGTACGGCCAGGCCACTTGGCTTGGTCTGTTCGACGCACGCACCTTCCAGCCTGGTGACTTCCTCGTCGGCCAGCAAGGCACGTTCTTTGTCGCCGCCATGCAGGACACGCTGCCGATCTACTGCGTGCAGACGAATCGCTTTGTCAGCGTGACGCATGTCGTGCAGGACCAAAGCGTCGGCTTGGGCGCCTACTCAGGTGGCACCAAGGCAGCAGAGGTCCCGCTCATGACCGGCTGGCCCGCAAGCATCTTGCAGGGCACAAAAGGCGAGGGGAACGACACCAAGCTGCCGCTCGACGTGCGCACTCCTTGGTGGGCGATCCTCATGCCCGCCTATCCAGGCATTGTTCTGCGCACCAGCGATGTAATTCGGTGCGATTTGGGCCGCAAATACATCATTTCGAGCGCTGAGCTCACGGACATGGGCTGGCGATGCACGGCCATGCAGGCGCAGGTGTGACGATGAATACAGGAAGCGAGTTTCGCAATCACCTTCAGTCCAGTCCGGCAGCCTGCGCGCTCCGAAAGTCGTGGAATGGCGAGGCCTACATTCGATACAGCGGCCTCGGCCTGACTATTCATCGCCGGCATGACCCTGAGGGCTATCCCTACGCCTTCAGCTTCGAAGATTTCACCGCCGAAGACTGGGAGTTGGCGTAATGGCGAGCCTTACCGACGCACTGAAACAGGTCGCGGCCCAGATCGCGGCCATCGTCTACCCGAGCGGCACCGGGCAGCCAAGCGTTGCCGGATTCCCGATTCGGGTTTACCCGGGCTGGCCTGTGCCCGAGCAGCTTGAGGCTGACCTGGCCGCAGGGATTGCGCACATCAGCGTGTATCCGCACGGCAAGGACCGCAGCACGACCCGCTACCTGGGACGCTCATGGATTCCGCTGACGGCACCGGTCCACACGCTGGTGATGACCGTTTCCGGGTCAGTCGTGACCCTCTCAGGGACGATCAGCGCCCATAACATCATGATCAACCTGAACGGCACCAGCTATGTCTATGCCGTGCAGCAGTCAGACACGCTCACGAGCGCATCCACCGCGCTTGCATACCTGATCCCTGGCGCGACTAGCTCTGGACCGGTTATCACGCTCACAGGGGCTCATGCGGTCCTCGCCAGGGTCGGTGGCTTCGGCACGGCCTACAAGGAAACGAAGCGCCAGGAGCAGTCGGTGCAGGTCATCGTCTGGGCCAACAGCCCGGCGGCGCGTGACGCGGTAGCCAGTCCGCTCGACTCGGCCCTGTCCGACAGCAACAACATCTCGTTCGTCGATGGATCGTTCGGCGTCATCCGTTCAAACGGCTCGCTGATGACCGACCAGCTCCAGAAGGCCGACCTGTATCGGGTCGACCTGTTCTACATGATCGATTACGCAACAACGCAAACGATGCAAGCGGCCGAGGCCATTGCGCCGGTGCTGGAAATCGACAACGCCCAGACCGGGCTTCCTGAAATCATTCGAAACCCTTGAGGCCCGCTATGGACTCCGATACCCCAGACACCCCAGTCGCTGCGCCGGCCCCAAAGGCTCAGGCAGCGCCATCGCCTTACAAGCTGATCGTCAAGTTCGCCTTCGCTGACTATCAGGTCGGCGAAGAGATCTCCGATGCCACCGAGGTTGCCGCCGTATTGGCCGGCGACTGCGACGGCAAGGTCCTGAAAGTCGCCAACGCCTAACAAGCGAAACCCACACACAAAAAGCCGCCCACTGAGGCGGCTTTTTCATTAGGAGGACGCCATGCCCATTTACCCGGCAGGCAGCTTGAACACGGCGGCACTTCAGGCCCCGGATCTCTACATCCAAATAGTGGCGCCCAAGACCCGCTACATCAACGGCGTGGCCACTGACATCCTGGGCATCGTCGGCATTGCTGACTGGGGCCCGGTGAACAGCGCCACGCTGATCGGCTCGCCCGGTGATGCCTCGCAGAAGTTCGGCACCCAGACCGTGCGCAAGTACGACCTGTGCACCGCTATCGCTGTGTCGATCCAGATCGGCGCCTCGAACATCCGCGCTGTGCGGGTAACCGACGGCACCGATACCGCGGCGACCAGCACGCTCAAGGACACCGCCGCCGCAACCGGCGCAACCCTGACCGCCTACTACACCGGCACCCTGGGCAACTCGCTGAGCGCGACCCTGGCCACAGGTTCGGCTGCATCGAGCTGGAAGCTGACCATTTCGCTGCCTGGCGTGTCGCCGGAAGTGTTCGACAACATCACCGGCACCGGCCTGGCGCTGTGGCAGAACATCGTCAGCGCGGTCAACAACGGCCAATCCGGCATTCGCGGCGCGTCTCAGTTGGTCGTGGCCACCGTCGGCGCTACCACGCTGGCCCCGGTCGCGCTGACCCAGACCGTTGCGTTCACGTCTGGCACGTCGGGCAACACCACGTTGACTGACGCCGTGCTGGTTGGCGTGGACGGCGTTATCGGCTCGGCCCGCAAAGGCATGTATGCGCTGCGCGGCACCGGCGCCCAGGTCGCCAACTTGGTCGACGTTACCGACAGCACCCAGTGGCCGACCATGCTGACCTACGGCCTGTCCGAAGGCTGCTACCCGGTAACCCAGGGCGTTGCCGGTGCTTCCTACACCACCGTCGCCACCGCGCTGACTACAGCCGGCTGTGACAGCTACGCACTGAAGGTGATGTGCGGTGACTGGGTCTACTGGCAGGACCAGGTCAACGGTCAGCAGCGCATGATCGCACCGGCTACCTTTGCTGCCGCCAAGATCGCATCCCTTTCGCCGCACCAGAACGCCCTGAACAAGTCGATCACCAACGCCGTGTCGACTCAGCGCAACCTGGCGCAGCAGCCCTACAGCATTGCCGAGATCGGCGCGATCAACGCCGCGCGCCTGGACGTCATCACCAACCCGTGCCCGGGCGGCAGCTACTTCGGCCATCGTTCCGGCCTGAACTGCTCCAGCAACTCGGCGGTGAACGGCGACAACTACACCCGGATGACCAACTTCATCTCGCTGACCATTGCAGCCTCGTTCGGCGGCGTGATCGGCCAGTTGCAGACGCCGGATGTGCGCCGCACCACCAAGTCCACCATGGAGAGCTTCCTCCAGAACCTGGTGCAGCAGGGGATGATCGGCGACGTCAACGGCGGGGCGGCGTTTTCGGTGCAGATCGACGCCGCAAACAACCCGGATTCCCGCGTTGCCCTGGGCTACATGCAGGCCGACGTGCAGGTGAAGTACCTGTCCGTGATCCGCTACTTCCTCGTGAATCTCGAGGCCGGTCAATCGGTCTTTATCGTTGCGTCAGCCACCCCCCGCGCCGCGTAAGCGACGAAACCACTATCAAGCCCGGCCTAGCGCCGGGTTTTTCGTTTGGAGAACGCCATGCAAGGTGGATACAACACGGGGAAAGACGTCGCGATCGACATCAACACCCCCAATGGCCCGATCAGGCTGAGCAAAATCATGTCCTTCGATTCGAAACCGAAGGTCACCAGCCAGGAAATTACACCGCTCAACGGAGAAACCGATGAGCTGATGATCCCTAAAGGCTGGACCGGCACCTTCGAAGCTGAGCGCGTCGATTCGACCCTCGATGACTGGTGGGCGCAGTTTGAAAGCGACTACTACGCAGGGGTCAACCAGGGCACCACCACGATCACCGAGACCATTCAGGAAGTCGGTGGCGGCCAAACTACCTGGCGCTATATCCACGTGATCCTGAAGCTTGAGGATGCCGGCAAGAAGGAGGGCGACAAGACGATCCGTCAGTCGATGTCCTTCACCGCCCGCCGTCGTCAAAAAGTTTCCTAACCCTGTTTGCATGGCAGCCCGGCAGGGCGCGGGACTCGTCACCCCGCATGCCATGCTCCTTGACGACTCACTGACCAGAGGTTTTACCCATGGCTACCGTAAAAGTTACCGAAGCAGCAGCACCGGTCCACGTTGACCAGAAACCCAAGTTCACCACGATCCACGACAGTCGCAGCCGGGCCATTCAGCTACGAACCCTCGACCCACTGCAAAAGTCGCGGATCATCATGGCGGTTGGTGGGGAGCTCTCCGCGAACGGCCCTTATATGAACGCCTTTGCCTTCCCTGTTGCATCGGTTGTCTATATCGATGATGTCGGCTTCGGACTGCCTCAAACCCTCAAGCAGATTGACTCTGTGCTGGCTGAGCTCGGCTCCGAAGGGTATGCGGCTATTGAGGCTCATATGCTGGCCGAATACGAAGCGGAGAAGGCCAAGCGCGACGAAGAAAGCTCAAGCCAGGCTCTTAGCGCAGAGCAGGCCGCCGCAAAAAACTGACGAAGGACCCCGTTTTTCGGCAGCAGTGCTGGGCGGTGAAAAACGGGGTTCCTTTCAGCGTTGTTTTTGATGGGTGCGAAAGCCTATCCCCCTACGAGCTCATGGCGTTTTCGGTCGTCTTTTCTGAGATCGAGGTGAATTCGACCTTCAACTGGTTCACGCACGAATTTGTTGAGAACAAATGATGACGGAGTTCAAAGACCTGGGCAGCCTGGCGCTGCATATGGCTGGGCAAGAGGTGGCATTGCTTGCCAGCCTGCGCGCCGGGCTTGAGAAGTGCGCCGTGCGCGTTGAGCGCACAGCAAAAGCGGAGATCGGCCACTATCAGGCAGGTATTGGTCCTTTCCCGGCCTGGGCCGAGCTGGCCGAGTCTACCGAAGAGCACAAGGCGAAGATGGGCTACCCGGCCGACTCGCCGCTCCTGGCCAGCGGCGCCATGCAGGCCAGCATTACGCACACCACAGGCATCTTGGAAGCCGTCATCGGCTCAACCGACCCGAAGATGGTCTACCACGAATTTGGGACGCCAAAAATGCCGGCGCGCCCAGTGATGGGGCCGGCATTGCTGACAAACAAGGAGTTCATCCGCCGAACGCTGGGCGCCGCGACGGTGGCCGGGTTGATCGGCGGCCAGGCGATCCACGCATCGCTGGGGTATGACTCTACTCTGTGACCCACATCGGCCCGTTGTCGGTCTTTACCTGGATGTACGGGCTCTCCCGCTTGATCACCTTGAAGCTGCCGCTGAGCGGCTTGCACATGTAGGTCGAGAGGTTGATCAGCGATTCCCGCATCTCTGCCCGCTGGGCCACGTAGTGCGGGTTGTCGGACATGATGTTCTGCATCAGTACCAGGCGCGACCGCTGCGTCACCTGATCTTCACACCCATATTCACCATTGAGCTGCAACTCGGCCGCCATCACGGCGCCAGAGAGTGCGGCCAACGCAATAAAAGCTGCTGCTTTTCTCATTTGGTCACCCGAAAAGGACTGAGTAGAGGATGACCGCAACTACTGCCAGCGCGCCGCCGGCAAAGATCATCACCAGGCTGCTGAGCGTGAACACGAGTAGGCCCGTCTGGATGCCCATTCCCTGACGCCTCGGTGCCTCCACCGCGTCCACGTCCTGAATCCGGCCATTCACCCACTGATACGTGCGCTGATTATTTGCCATGTGATCCAACACCACAAAAGGAAAGCTCATTATGGCATTTGAGGCGTATTCCGTCGCTGTCAAGCTGTCGTTGATCAACCACGTCAGCGCTGGCATGGCCATGATAAGCAAGAGCCTGGCCTCTACCGGTGGTGACGTCGACAAGCTGAATGCAAAGCTGGCCTCGATCGGTAAGCAGGGCGCGATTGGCGCCGCGATGTTCGCCGGCGGCCTGGGCCTGGCTGCGATGTTCAAAGGCCCGCTGGACGAGGCGAAGAAATTCCAAAACGAGACGGAACGCTTCCGCTCCCTTGGCCTGGGCGACAAAGTAACCGCCGACGCGGTGAAGTTCGCCAGCGGCATGGATACCTACGGCACCAGCATCCGGGAAAACCTCGGGCTGCTGCGTGACGCCCAGACGGTTTTCGGCGACTTCCACGAAGCGCAGATGGTGACACCGCTCCTGGCGAAGATGAAATTTGCCAACGCCGCGCTGTACGGCGATGAAGGCGGCGCCATGAAAGACCGAGCCTTCATGGACATGCTGAAGGTCATCGAGATGCGCGGCGGCCTGTCCAGCCAGGAAGCATTCACCAACCAAGCCAACATGGTCCAACGCGTACAGACCGCAACCGGCGGCAGGGTAGGGGCCAACGAGTACCTGAACTTCATCAAAACCGGTGGCGTGGCTGCCAAGGGCATGAAGGACGAAAACTTCTACTACGCCATGGAACCGCTGATCCAGGAGATGGGCGGCAACCGCGTAGGTACAGGCCTGATGTCGGCCTATCAGAACTTGGTACAGGGCCGCACCACCCAGCGCGCAGCCAACGAGCTGATGCGCATCGGGATGCTCAATCCGAAAATGGTCGACTACGACAAGGTCGGCAACATCAAGCAGATCAAGCCCGGCGCCGTGTCGGGTAGCGACATCATGATCTCTGACCCCATGAAGTGGATGCAGACGGTCATGCTGCCTGCGTTTGCCAGCAAGGGGATCACTGACAAGCAGGCGATCCTCAACGAAATCGGCGCCATCTTCACGAACCGCACCGCCTCACAGCTCTATTCGACGATGTACCTGCAACAGGCGAACATCGCGAAGAACTTCAAGCTGAACAGCGGTGCCGCCGGAATTGATGAACTTGATGCGAACGCCAAAAAGACGCTTACCGGCAAGCTGATTGAGCTGGACAAGAAGTGGCTCGACCTGCAGCTCAAGCTCGGCGAGGTGATCCTGCCCCTGGCTATCAGGGCCGTGGATGGTCTCAATAACGCCATCAAGAACCTGACCGTCTGGATCGACGCCAACCCGGGCAAAGTCAGGGCGCTGACATACGCCTTCATGGGGTTGTCGGCATTCCTGATCACCGGCGGCCTGATCAACATGATCATCGCCGCGGGGCGCGGGTTCGTGTTGCTTGGGCAGGCCTTGTTCTTCGTCGCAACCGGTGGTCTCGCCCCACTCATTCCGTGGCTCGCAAGGATGGGGACGTATTTGGTCATGTTCACCATGAATGTGGGCAAGGCCATCCTGTTCCTGGGCCGCGCGCTGCTGCTGAACCCGATCGGCCTGGTCGTCACTGCAATCGCCGCCGCCGCCTTCCTGCTCTGGAACAACTGGTCGGAGATCAGCGGGGCGCTGAAGCTGATGTGGAGCGACATGAAGACCGGTTTTATTCAGCTCTTTCACGGTGATATCGGCGGGGCTTTCAAGTCCTTCGCGCTGGTGTTCCTGACCGGCTGGCAGACGATCTTCAACACGCTGATTGCAGGCGCCAACACCATCCTGCCGGCGTCGATGCAGATCTCGAAGACTACCTTCGCCGACGACTACAGAAAAACCGTTCCTGGGGCCGCCCAGCTTGTCGCTCCCGTCCCGGCCAGGGATTACAGCAGGGACCCAATCATTGTGCAGATGAACATGGACGGCAAGCGCGTGGCTGAGGTGGTAGTCGACCGAATGACCAAGTCTGCAACCAAGCCGCGCACCGGCACACAGGGCTTCGACCCGACTCGCAGCATGTTGATGCCTGGAACCCCAAGCACAGCACTACCAAGGGGATAACCGATGAGTCTCGTCACCTTCCTGGACAACTTCGCCCCGGGCGGGGACCCGTTCGCCACGAGGTTGATATTGGGGGATTTTGAGTTCACCGGGCTTGAGGTTCCAGAGTCAGTTTCTCCTGGAGCCGGCAAACAGCAACTGGTGATCCACAAGATGGTTGGGGGGAAGCGCAAAGTCGACGTCTTGGGCGTCGATTACGACAACCTCTCATGGTCTGGGTGGATTATTGGGGCGACGGCCGGCGATCGCGTTAGCGAGCTTGAAACCATGCGTGATGTCGGGGCCCCCCTGACATTTAGCATGGACGGCTATTACTACAGCGTGGTCATCCAATCGTTTACGCCAAGGTTTGAGCATGTTTATCGCCGCCCATACACCATTGAGTTGGTTATTGTGTCGAGCCTCGACACGCCAGTTACCGAAAACGCCCTGGCCGGTACGCTCGACGCGCTGATCAACAGCGATGTCGGCGAATCTCTAGGCCTGGCCAGCATCATCAACTCAAGCTCGGTCACAACGGCCATCAATGCTGTGAAAAGCGCGGTGTCGCAGGTCCAGGGGTTCGCTAACGCGACAATCAACACTGTTCAAACGGTGATCCGGCCGCTGGTAGCCGCTCAGGCGATTGTTCAGTCCGTGATTGCACAGGTTGGGGCGTCGGTGAACGACATCACAACCCTCGGCGGCTTGGTGCCTGGCAACCCGGTAGCCCGCGCCGCCAACAACGTCCTACGCCAGAGTGCCGCACTGACCCAGCTCGCGCCGCTGTATCAGATGCAAAGCGTGTTGGACCGGATGCAGAAGAACGTCCTGTCCGGTCCGCTGGCCAACGGCACGTCGAGCGTCACCACCAGCAACAGCAGCTTGCAGAAAGTCGCAGCCGACGCCTATGGCGACCAGTCCAGATGGACCGAGATTGCGGCGGCGAACAGCATCACCGACCCGCGCCTCGACGGCATCCAGACCATCAAAATCCCAGTAGGTGAATAAGTGGACCTGAATACCAAGGAGACGGAGCAGCTTGTCCGGCAGGTGGTGGGCCGCCTGCTCCTGAACGGCGTTCATGTTCCGTTCTACTCGTTCGATGTCGACAGCAACGCCTTCTACTCGGCCGATACCTTCTCGGCCGTGCTGGTGATGAGTGATTTGCCAGCGCCATACAACACCATGAACTGGTGGGGCTCGCAGACATCGATTGATGTCTCGATCTGGGCCGGCCTGATCAATCAGGGGGTTCAGGACTGGAAGGAGCTGATCGTCGGAGCCGTGGATCACCTATCCATCCACCCGGCAAAGTTTGAGGTCTCTATAAGCGGCCGCGACTACACCAGCCGCTTCATCGATCACAAGACCAACGAGAAATTCGCCAACATGACCACCAGCGAGGTGGCAACTTTGCTGGCTATTCGGCGCGGACTCACGCCGGTCGTCACCGCAACCAAAACACAGGTCGGCGGTATCACCAAGTGGGACCATGCGCACGTCACTGACGAGCGCACCGAGTGGGATGTGCTGGCCTATTTCGCCGGACTGGACGGTTTTCAGGTCTATGTTTCCGGCAATGAGCTGCACTACGAGCCGGCGCTAGACCCGCAGACTACCGATCAGTACGTGATCCGCTGGGTTCAGCCAGGCGCCTATAACTACCCGCAATCGAACACGGCCGACGACATCACCTTCGAGCGCGACCTGACCCTAGCCCTTGGCGTGACTGTGCAGGTCATCTCCTACAAGGACGGGAAGACGGTCACCGCGACGTACCCGAACAACTCAGCCAAGGGTATTGCGCCAGGTCAATCCACGTCGAAGCGCCAGGTCTACGAGATCAAGCGCAACGGCCTGGACAAGGCCCAGGCGGTGCAGTTGGCCCAGAAGATCCACAAGCAGATCACCGACCACGAAATGCGCATGTCCTGCTCGATGCCGGGCGATAACCTACTCATGCCGAACACCATCGTGCGTCAGGAAGGCACGGGCTCCGGGTTTGACCAGCTCTATTACGTAGACGCGGTGCGCCGCTCGATGAGCGTTGACGCCGGCTACACGATGAGCCTGACCGCCAAGAACCATAACCCCAACTCACTGGTGCAGCCATGATCGAAAACCTCATGAATGCGGCCAGGCAGCGCCTCGGCGATGACGGCACCGGACCGCGCACCGGGACCATCACCAGCTACGACAAAGACAATGGCGCGGTGAAGGTTGCCATCCAGCCCGAAGGCCGCGAGACGAACTGGATCAAGCTGGACTGCCCAGGGGTCGGCAACGGCTGGGGCGTGCAGATCGGCCCGCAGATCGGCGACGAGGTAACGGTATCGTTCGACTCATCCGACCCAAACCTCGGCAAGGTCACGGCGCGCCACGCCAACTCGCTGAACCTGCCGATGCCGGTTCCGTCCGGCGAGATCTGGATGGTTCACCAGTCCGGCTCCCGGCTCAAGTTCAACTCCGACGGCACTGTCACGCTGCATTCTGCCGTGGCAATCAGCTATGACGCGCCGGCCCACCAGTTCACCGGCGGCCCAGTCACGATGGATCACACCCTCACAGTTACCGACTCGACCGGCATTGTCGTAACCGGTGGCGATGTCAAGGCCGACACAGTCAGCCTGAAATCCCACACCCACACAGGCGGCACCATCAGCGGCAAAACAGGGACGCCTATACCATGAAAGACCTGAATCACTACGCCGGCGGCGACTTATCGCTGTCGCCGACGGGCAGCCTTTCGACGGTGGAGGGCATCGAGCGCGGAAAGCAGCGAATCCTGCGGCGGCTGATCACCAATCCAGGCGACTACCTGTTCCATCCGGAGTACGGCGCAGGCCTGGGCCGATACGTCGGCGCGCTCACCAACATCCCCGAGATCATCGCCCTGATTCGCGGGCAGATCCTGCTTGAGGACTGCGTGGCGAAAAAGCCGGCGCCGGTCATTTCGGTCTCGACTGACAACGAGACCTTTTCCGTGACTATCAGCTACACCGATGCGCCACTTGGCGAGCCGGTGACGCTCTCGTTTGAGGTAAATCGCTGATATGGCATCGCTCAATATCAAGGACTTCACCACGCTGGTACGTGACCAGGTGACGGCGATCCAGGGTCGCGCCGCCGGCCTCGTGGACTTCACTATCGGCTCCCTGCTGCGGGCCTGCGCCGAAAGCAACGCCAGCATCTTGCAGTGGCTGCAGCAGTTGATCGTCACGCTGCTGGTCACAACGCGCGCTTCCACGTCGTCTGACGCCGATCTCGATAGCTGGATGGCTGATTTTGGCTTCTACCGGCTGTCCGCGAGCTTCTCTACCGGAAGCGTCACGTACTCCAGGTTCACGCCCACGGTTTCCGCGCTGATCCCTATTGGCTCAATCGTCGGCTCTACCGACGGGTCGCAGCAGTACACGGTCACGATCAACACGACCAACACGATGTATAGCGCCGGTCTTGGGGGTTACCTGATCCCGGCCGGCACGGCATCTGCAACCGTTCCTGTGGTGGCTAGCACCGCCGGTGCTGCTGGTAACGCGCTGATCGGCACCGTGACCGTGATCGTTGGCAGCATCAGCGGCATTGATACCGTGACGAATTCTGCCGTGTTCGCTGGCGGCGTCGACCAAGAAGAGGACTCTCCGTTCCGGGCGCGCTTTGTGCTTTGGGTGCAGTCGCTGTCGAAAGGTACGAAAGCCGCCATCCAGTACGCTCTTTCCTCCATACAGCAGGGAGTCAGCTACACACTGACCGAGAACCAGAATTACGACGGGAGCTTGAACTACGGCTACTTCTATGCGGTGGTGGACGATGGTAGCGGGGCGCCCCCTGGGTCATTTTTGGTAACCGCAGGCGCCGCTATCGAATCGGCCAGGGCATTTACTACACGTTATGGAGTGTTCCCGCCGGTGCTGGTGACAGCAAACGTCGGCATGACCATCACCACCGACTCCACGGTTGTGCATAGCGTTGTCGTTGCCCAGGTGGTGGCCGCGATTCAGACCTACATATCCAGCCTGGCGCTCGGGCAGATCCTTCCATATACGCAGCTCGCCGCAGTTGCATACGGCGTCACGCCGGCCATCACCAACGTCTCCGCTGTTCTTTTGAACAGCGGCACGGCCGACCTGGCCGCAACCAATAAGCAGGTCATCCGGCCGGGCACAGTGACGGTGGCTTAAATGAGTATTGGCGACCAAAGCGATATGTTTGAACGGCTGAAAAGCCTGCTACCTCTCGGGTGGTTCACCGACAACAACCCGGTGCGCGATGCTCTGCTGTGGGGCTACGCGCAGGCGCTTTCCTGGGGGTTCACCCTCTATCTATATGCGAAGGCGCAGACCCGTATCAAGACGGCCGCGGATGGCTGGCTCGACATGATTGGGCTCGACTTCTTCGGAGGCGGCCTGATCAGGCTATCCGGGCAGTCTGACACCAGTTATCGCAACCGAATCCTGATCAACATTTTCAGAGAGCGGGCAACACGGCACGGCATGGAACAGGTTCTGTTCGACCTTACCGGCCGGCGGCCGCTGATTATTGAGCCTGCAAAACCAGACGATTGTGGCTGTCTTGGGTTGACGCTTGGTCTTGGCGTAGCGGGCCCGCTCGGGTCAACAAGCTGCCCCTATCAAGCCTTCGTCACGGCTTATCGCCCAACTGGCAACGGTGCCTCGAACTGGCCTGGCATTGCTACCAACTGGTTTGGCCTGTCCATGACCAGCGGGCTCCTGCCAGCCGCCCAGCTATTCCCCGAAGTCTCTGACGCAGACATCGTCGCTGCTATCGAGGCGACCAAGCCATACGGCACAACGGTCTGGTATCGCATTACCAACTGAAACCTTTCATTCGAATCTAGGCCCGCCATGTGCGGGCCTTTTTTATGGGGCACTCATGGACAGACAGATCGTATATCCAGGCCAGATCCTGCCTGAAACCACGCTTTTGCAGATGGCAAAGGACGCGATGATCGGTAGCGCCAAGCTGGCTGCCGCCATGCTCGGCACCAGCACCATCGCCAATGGCTTTGCCGTGACCCCGACAGGTCCAGCTTCGCTGCAGATCGTTGTGGCGCCAGGCGAGATCTATGCCATGGCCAACATTGACTCGCTGGCTTTCTCCACGCTGCCGGCCGACACCACGCATTCGATCCTGAAACAGGGGATCATGCTGGACGGGGTGACGCTGAGCTGCCCGGCACCGACCACCACAGGCCAGTCGATCAACTACCTGGTGCAGGTGACCTATCAGGACCAGGATTCGACGCCTGTCCTGCTCCCCTACTACAACAGCGCCAACCCAGCGCTGCCGTATAGCGGAATGGGCAACAACGGACTCACTCAAAACACCTCCCGCAAGGGTGTGGCGATCGTACAGGTCAAGGCTGGCGCATCTGCCGCCACTGGCAGCCAGGTTACGCCAGCCCCAGACAGCGGCTATGTCGGCCTGTTTGTGGCAACCGTCGCCTATGGGCAGACCACAATCACCTCCGGCAATATCACCCAGTACGCAGGCGCGCCACTGCTGCCGTCTGGCGTGCTGCAGTCAATTCAGGGCGGCAATACCACCTATGCCCTGGACACCGGCGCCGTAAATGCTTGCGCCGCCACCTTCTTTCCAGCGATTACAGCGCTGGTTGACGGGTTGACGCTGAGATTCAAGGCCGCCAACAGCAACACCGGAGCGACCACATTCAGCCCTAACGGCATCTCTGCAGCCCCCATCGTTGGTGGCAACCATGCGGCCCTACAGGGCGGTGAAATCGCGGCGACTGGTGACGTATGGGTGCAGTGGAACAGCTCCATTGGCGGAGGGTCATGGGTGCTTGTTGAAAGCAGCGGTGGCGGTCTTCAGGTCGCCTCGGCTACCAAGTCTCAGCACGCAACCAACGCTAGCCAGGCCCAGGCCCAGAGTGTTACCGCCTTCACTACGGCCGGCGTTTCAACAGCGCTGACGCTGGCACCGACCCCGGCTATCACTGCTTATGCTGCAAACCAACGCTTTCGAGTGAAATTTGGCCTGGCCAGCACTGGCGCAGATACGCTGAACATCTCCGGTCTTGGCGCGAAGAGCATCAAGCAGTACGACTCAACTGGAGCAAAGGTGGCCGCTATCTTTGCAGCTAACCAGCTTTCTGACGTTGAATATGACGGCACTGATTTTGTTTTGCTTGATCAATTGCCAGCTTTAATCGGTAACTTTGCAGGCATTCAGGGTGCATACAAGAATCTTCTAATCACAACTACAGGGCTGAGCGCACTTGCAGCAATCACAGCCGATGAATTAATTGTTGAAAGCTCAGCAAATACGTATCAAGTGTTACGCTCGGTAAGCGTCTCCCCATCGCTATCTGCTGCCGGCGCAAACGGTCTTGATACTGGCACAGTGGCTCCTAGTACTTGGTATAGTATATGGGTTATTTGGAATGGCACTACAATTGCCGGACTGTGGTCATTAAGCGCTACAAGCCCAATTATGCCGTCTGGGTATACTCACAAAGCTAGGGTCGGCTGGGACTTTACAGACGCTACCGGAAGCAAGTACCCGCTTCTCATGACGAAGCGTGACAAGATCGTTGATTTCACTGTCAAAGCAGGTACAAATCGCACAAACATGTCGGTCATCGCATCAGGAGTTACCGGTAGCCCTGCTACTCCTGCATATACTGCTGTATCGCTAGCTGGAGTCGTTCCGACAACAGCCGTCTCAGCGTCAATACTGCTTAACGCAATAAGCGCTGGCACTGCTATAGCATCACCTTCGGGCCAGCACGGAGCATATACAAGCACGACAAACCCGCCTCCAATGGTAGTAGCTGCGGCAGGAGGTAGCGGTACATATGGATGGTGTGTACTGTCAAAAAGAATGATTCTTGAGACCATGACTATTTACTGGGCATGCTTTGTCAATGGGTTTATTGCATGTGATGGATACGAGGATAGCGTATGAGTGGTTATGCAGTAATGAAAAATGGGTCTAGCTGGAGAATGGTAGATGGCCCAGAAGCCGACCCAAATGATGAGTCAAAATTATTTCCAGATCCAAACACAGAGACATATTCGAAAACACAGCCGTCTTCTGAGAATGCTTTACTTCCAGCTGATGCAATTATTGTAGCCAACATGCAGCGCGACTCACTGCTTACAACTGCTGCATTGCGTATTGCTCCGCTGCAAGACGCGATAGACCTCGACAGCGCTACCGATGCCGACAAAGCAAACCTTAAACTTTGGAAGCAATACCGGGTCGATGTTAATCGAGTCTCAAGCCAGACAGGCTTTCCCGCAACAATTGATTGGCCGCAAGTCCCTGCTTAATAATGAGGTAAGCGTCATGACAATTTGGTACGGAAAAACTGATGCTATTGATACTTGTCCAATGCCTGATGATCAATTTTTGAACCCAATACCAGCTGGCTGGTTGCTAATGAATAGTCCGTGGCCGGCAATTCGCCCGGATCGCTTTGGTGATTGGTTTGCTCGGGAAACTGGTGAGTGGGAGTGGGTGAAATACCCCGACCCGCCCTTCAACGTCGTTTATCACGAGGGCAAGCTGAAGAACGCCGACACGATGGTCGAGATTGCCATTGAAACGCTGCCTGGGAGCATTGCTGCACGCCTGGCTGCGCTCGAGGCCACAGCTTTCCCGACGCTCCCATAACCGCCATGCATAAGCCGCCTTAGGGCGGCTTTTTTGCGTCTGGAGAAAAGCCATGCCAATCACCGAGCAGCAGTTGCTGCAGATCCTCCTGAGCGCCGGTCGCCAAGCCGGCGTTTTTGTTCCTGTCCTGAACGCGGCCATGAACCGTTACGGCATCGTCGGAACGCTGCGCGCCGCCGCATTCATCGCCCAAGTCGGCCATGAGTCGGGCCAGTTGCGTTACGTGCGCGAGATTTGGGGGCCGACGGCACAACAGATCGGCTATGAAGGGCGCGCCGACCTTGGCAATACCGTCGCGGGTGACGGCTCCAAGTACCGTGGCCGTGGCTTGATCCAGATCACCGGACGGGCCAACTACGCCGCGTGCGGTGAAGCCTTGGGCCTTGACCTGATCAATCAGCCTGAGCTGCTCGAGCAGCCGCAATATGCCGCGATGTCTGCGGCGTGGTTCTGGTCTACGAAAGGCCTGAACACGCTAGCGGACCAGAGTTATTTCGTGAAAATCACCCGCCGCATTAACGGTGGGATCAACGGCATGGCCGACCGCCAGGCGCTGTACGACAAGGCATTGAAGGTGCTGGCATGAAGATCCTTCCTTATATAGTCGCGCTGCTGATCGGCGCTGCAGGTGCCTGGGTGTGGCAGTCCAACAGCTACGGCAAGATCATCTCTGACAACAAGGCCAGCTATCAAGCTGATCTAACCACCATCGCAAACGCTGGTGCCGCTCAGGCTCGCCAGGCGCTCGAAAAGCAGCAGCAAACCGAACAAGCGCTTGCCGACCTTGACCAGAAAGCCCAGAAGGAGAAGACCGATGCTATCGCCGAAAATGAAAAGCTGCGCGCTGATGTTGCTGCTGGTACTCGCCGGCTGCGCATCGCGGGAAGTTGTCGTACCAGTAGCAGCGACGTGCCCAGCTCCACCAGCTCCACCAGCCTGGGCTATGCAGGCTCCGTCGAACTCTCTGCAGCTACTGGATCAACTGTTTTCGATATCCGCGCCGGAATCATTGCTGATCAATCAGCCTTGAAGGCGCTCCAGGCATATGTCATGAATGTGTGCCGATAGATTGATAGCGATATTACTACGCACCTGACGTCTCAGTAGTATTAGAGCGTCTAGGTATAGTGATATCCCGACCTATTTTTATCATTGGACTCTCGATGTAGTGATATGAGAGTACCGACAGGACAAAAGTCAGTACAAAAAACAGCGTGATTTTTAAATATATTGGTATTTCAATTTGGAAGCATGCATATAGTATTGGGGTATGAGTAAGATAAATTCCGTATGCGTACTTTGAAATTGATTCTGATACGGTATTGATTATTGTAAATGAAGTCTCTCGGATAAATGGAAATATCATCCCCAATATAAAGCATGATGGGTATGCGCCGATCATTTGGTACCTCTGGCCAATCTTCCCATACAGAAAAAGTAGTGCCAGTAAAACTGCTGGCAATATGCAGAATGGTAAAAATCGCCTAGGCTCCTTCTTTACAATCCAATACGCGATAATTCCAGGCACAAAGCATGGTGCAAAAATAAAAACATTAGGTAATTTTGATTTTACAGAGAAAAATGCAATTGCAACTAATGTGCAGTATATTAGAACTAAACGCAAAGGTGAGCAATTAGAAACCAATAAATAAATAACTGGAAGCAGTAGATACATTTGAACTTCTAATGGCAGACTCCAGAGAGGGCTAATTATATCTCTTGCCCCTGTCAGGTTCTGAATTAGAAATACGTTGTCTACAAGCTCGCGGACGCTTATGTTTCCAAGGTCATTAATTGATAGCCATTGCGAAATTACGAATACGGACAGAACGGTAAAAATGCTCAGCGGGTAAATCCTGAAAGCCCTCCTGATAAAAAATATCTTGTGGATGGACGCTATGCTTTCTCCGGGCCTTGCGATTTTCTCAATTGAGAACATTAGGACATGCGCAGTTAATACGAAGAACAGCATTACGCCGAATATTCCGACGAGCTGGAGCGATATCGGACCGATATGCGTGTATCCAATTTGGCCGGCCACATGCCGACCGACTACCAAAAGAACGGCAATGCTCCTGATAAAGTCCAGATTCTTGGAGTGGCTGTAGGCTTGCTGGGCCTGCTCGACAATGCGTGTCAATTTATTCTCCGTTGAGTTTAGGCAGCAGGTGAGTATATCGTAATCACTGGCGACCACGACCTATGAGGGTCGCTTTGCCCGTGCAGCTGTACGACTTTTTCAGATTTTCCAGGGATTGTGTTCGGTCGGCAGGACGCCGAGGGAAATGACAAGCTGTCATAATGTTGGCATTGCGGGCCCCAAGAGGCCCCATGAAACCCCAGCACGATATTTTTATCGAGCTGGAGTCCTTGCGTTTAAAGGGCTGTGAGTTACCCTCTACAGGTTAGTATCCTTGGCTTTCTGGCTGCTGTTTCAGCCTGCTTTGATTAAGAAGACGCCATGAGCGAACGAACAACTTCTGCAAGCTGGGTGATGGGGATAGTCAAGTCACTGGAAATGG